AAAGCGGAAGATGCTGGTACTTATTGTATAGCAGTAAATCCAAAAGGCACAACAATAAAATGCAGTAATTGTGGTACTCTCGAACCTAAAACCCTCTATGAACGCTCTCATAAGTGTACTACTTGTGGGTTTGAAACTACGAGAGACCATAATGCTGCTATTAATATTCATAAGTTGGGTATCAACTTGGTTGGTAATCATAATCATTTATGCTTATTTTCCGAATCTTCTTTGCCCCTTGGCAAGAAGTAGTTCACGTCCATTATGTCTACCGTTTCCATCACTCTGGTATAATTTTTTTTATATTATTAAATTTCCATTCTGTAGAAGTATATCTATCATTATGCGCAAATTCAATATTATTAATTTTATATTTTCTTAATATATGACCAATAAATTCTAAAAACCATTTATCTAAAGTAACCCATTCATAATCAAGTCCAAACCTATCTGCAAATTTTCTTTTTATACCTTTCTGTGAATCAATATAATACCCCCTGCAAATTTTATCATCTTCAAATAACGAGAATTTTCCTCCAATAATATCAAATCCTTTTGAATCTACATAACTTTTGATTTCCTCTTTACATTTTTTTGGTAATCTCATAATAATTTTTCAATTTTTTCAATAGTTTCTTTTAATAATTTATTATTAAATCCATTTTTAAATTCGGTTTTTATACAATGTTTTTTATCAATGTATTGAATAATATCATAATTAATATCATCATCAATAACCATGTAAATTGAATTTTCTTTATCATTATCTTTTAACCATTGTAAAATTTCCTTCCCCCTGGGGCTGTCATGTAATCTAACTCTGTCTGTTTTTCCAATAATATTTGTTAAATATAGACCTTTGATATTGAATAAATCTTTTAATTCTTCAATTGTTCTTCCTATTCTCCACGTACTTGAAATAACATAATTAACAATATATCCCTGTTCGTGGAAATATAATTGTAATTTATGGATGTTTGAAATACAATTTCTATCAAAGGGCCAATATTTCATAGACGTATTAATGAACGGTAAATTTTTTCTCTTTAATATTTCATTGAACTTGGTGGTTGGTTTTTCACCCATGTATTCTTTCCATAAATCATAAATGGAATTATTTGTTGCAATAACCCCATCAATATCCAAAAATATTATAATTTCTTTTTTCATTTTTTGTATAAATCGTGAGTATCTATATCCGTATAAGTTTTAACTAATTTTCTGACATCTTGACCAACCTTTTCAACCATGTTTATTCTATCTTGAATATCCATTTTTTCATCGGATTGCAATTCCCAGATTTTATCCATTAAAACGGACATAAATATTTTAATTCCTGCTCTAAATCCATCTATTGTATATTCTGGTTTTATTCTTGAATTTAGTTCAAATTCCCAAAGAGTGTCCTCTATTTCAGATAAAATCGGACTTAATTTTTTTCCTATCATGCTATTTTTTATTTATTAATAATACAAAGGTAAGTAAAATAATTGAAATAAACAAATATTTTATCAATTTTTTTAATATAAGTAAATATTTATATAAAAATATGAAAATAGTAATCACAGAAAGTCAATTAAAACGAGTTATTGAAAATATTATAAATGAAGTTTATGATGATATTAATGAACCAGCAAAATTGAAAAATGTTAATATAGAAAAAAGTGATGAAAAACAATTAATTATTAAATTTTCAACAATATCTGGAAATAATTATGCTATTGAAGCATATGTTGATAATTTTGATAGTAAAGTGGGGGAAACAACAATAAAAACAATACAACAATATAATGAAAATAAACCAGTATATTTTATAAGATTTGGAACTTATGAAAATAATAAAATAGATGTAAAACCATTAACACAGAATAAAGAATCATTAACTATTTTAAGAACAGTTTTTCATTATTTAAATGAATACATTAATAAATATGATGTAAGAGTTATATATTTTACGGCAGATTCGGATAGTAGAATAGTTGCATATAAAAGATTTATAGATAAATTTGGTAAAGATTTTCTATTATTTAGTGAAAAAGATAGATTAGTTGGCAATATTGGTTTTGTTATTAAAAAGGAAGATTATGAAAAAGCAATACAAAAATAAATTATTAAAACTTAAAAATAATCATAAATTAACTTATAATGAATGTTATATAGTTTTAAAAGATATTTTATTTAAAGAATTAAATATAAAGAATATAATAAAAGGTGATTTTCTTAATATTTATGAATTATATTATCAAATTGAAAAAATATTAAATATTCATATATGGGACGATGTGGCAGAAGAAATAAAAACAGTTAATGATTTAAGTTTAATCGTTTTTAATGAATTATTAAATAAGAAGATAATAAAATAATATGAATATATTAATAACAGAATCCCAGTTTAAAAGATTAATTGAAAATATTATTGATGAAAATATTAATCCAAAATATTTAACAGTTGATTATTTTAAAGAGAGAATTCCTTTTTTAAAAGAATACAAAATTATACATAGTCCAGATATTAATCCTCATCAAACCATAAAAGATAGAATTGAAATGAGACTGGAATCATATAATAAAAATATTGATTCATATGTTGGTGATACCATTTATACTTTTCCCCAGTTTAATATAATATCAGAATTTATGTATTATTCTTATAAAATTCGTGATAACATTTTTTATATATTTTTGATAAAAAATAGATTTTATATTATTAAACCAAAAAATATGGATGATTTATTATATCGAGTATTTTTAGAGGGAGGTAAAATGAAAGAAAAAGAATTTTCAAAAACACATGAAATTATTTTAAAGGGGGGAGAAAAAATACCAGAACAAAAATTAAATGAAATAGTTAATGATATTAATAGTAGATTATTCAAAATAGAAGAGTTTAGCAATAAATTAGGCATACCTTTATTTAATTTTTAGATATTTATTAATAAAAATATAATCAATGGGAATTTATAAAACATTTTTTAGTGCTTCAACAGCAATTCAAAGAAATAAACTAACTAATATTAGTTTGAATCCAGTTTATGAACTATATTATGGTGGGGGGTCAGTTACAGCATCAACTAAATATACCAGATTTATATTTAGATTTGATACGTCAAAAATAAGAAAAAAGTATTCTGATAAAGAAATAATGAGTGGAAATGTTATTTCTCATAAAATAAAGATGACGAATAGTTCTTCATTTGATGAAAGATTATTAGGAAACGAATTAGTAAAAGGTAGAACAAGAGCAAATGACATACCATTAATTTTATGGCAAGTTCCAACAGGAGAAACGTGGAATTCTGGGATTGGCTGGGAATATGATTTTGCAAATAAAAATGCAGATTTTGGACTTACGCAAAAAATAACAGAAGATTCACCTAATTGGTTTGATAGAAATAAAACAACTAAATGGTTACAATCTGGAATTTATTCTGGAAATACACCTACAGATTTAATTGGTTCACAACACTTTTCATTAGGAAATGAAAATTTGGAAATTGATTGTACAGAAATTGTTGAAAAATGGATAAGCGGGGGGACAGCAAATAATGGCCTGGGACTATCCTTGTCAGGAAATTTTGAAACTCTCACCTCAACTACAATTAATACAATTGGTTTTTTTAGCCGTCATACAAATACAATTTATGAACCTTATTTGGAAACAATATGGAGTGGAGATACAATAAATGATAATAGAAACAGGTTTTTTATTGATAAAACTAATAGATTATTTTTATATACAAATAAAGGAAAAGACCCCACTAATTTAGATTCAATTCCTTCACAAGTAACTATAAGAGATTACGATGATAATATTTTCAGTGCAATAACTGGCACAAATGTTAATCAATTAACTAAAGGAGTTTATTATGTTGATGTATTAGTACCCAATTCTGCCAATACAATGAATAATTATACATTAACTCAATGGCTAGATGTATGGAGTGGAATTACAATTGACAAAATTTCCCTTCCAGCCATAGAAATGAATTTTATTTTAAAAGATAATAAAGAATATTATAATTTTGGAAATAATAGTGAAGAACCAGATAAATTTGGTTTTTCTTTCTATGGAATTCTTCGTGGAGAACGAATTCTTAGGGGTGATATTAAAAAATTATTTGTTATTGCCAAAAAAGAATTTAATCCAGAAGATGAGGTTGTAATTGGCGGTTTACAATACCGTTTGTATATAAAACAGGGCCGGGAACAAATTGATATAATTTCATGGACCGATGTTCATAGAACATTCAATAATAATTATTTAACCATTGACACATCGTTTTTATTGGAACATGAATATTTTATTCAATTAAAATTAAAAAGTAATAATACTGAAGTAACGATTAATGAGAATTTAAATTTTTTTGTTGTTGAAAATTTAAATTAAGTTTTTTATCAAAAAATAGATATTTATAAATAATATGACTAGTAAATATTTATTTTATCCTTTTACAGGACAATATGAAAATGATAATAGTTTTAATGTTGCATTAATTAATTGTTGTGTTTATAAACAAATAGAAGTTCCATTATTAATCAATGTTGATAAAAATAAAGAAGAATATTTAAAAAAATTAAATCTTAAAAATGGGAATAACCTAAATAAGTTATTTCAATATGGGGGAATTGTTATAATAAATCATCCTTTATTAAATATTAATCATTCTTTTTTAATGATAAAAGATGAAGATAATACTTATGTTTTGATTAATTCATTTATGGGCCCAAGGATATTATCTGGAATATCAAAAGAAAGAATAGAAAATACTTTTAATATCGTTGATGGATATTATTTTTCAAAGTGAATGCTATTGACTTTTTAAAATATTATGTTTATCTTTGTATTATATATTAAAAAAATAACGTTTTAAGGGTTTATGAAGTTGGGGTTTAAAAATTCAAATGATATTAATGAAAACATAATGTAAAAAAATATTTTCCTGGACGGATTTGAACCGACATCTTCCTCTCAGTCTCGTAGTATCTTTTAAAAAGGATATTATTAAAATTAAACAAAGAGGTGTTTTATCCGGTTAAACTACAGGAAAATATTTTTTTATTTCACAAAGATAACTGTTTAAAATGAAATTGTCAACCCCAATTTCATAAACCCTTTGTTATCACACGTTTTAAAATCTTTTTTGTCAATCGGGATGATATTATTTACAGAAATTCAATATCAATTCTTTTAGTTCAATGAAAAATTTGTATATTTCATATCTGTTAACAATAATCGCAATAATAATCGCAATAATCGCAAATAACTGTGTTGGTTTTTGTTTATGTAGTTTTGTTATTGGATTAAATATAGTTGATTTTTTTAGTAGTTCAGATTCAGACGAATAGTCGGGGTTAACTGGTTTAATATTATTTCTGAATTTATTCCTTATACTTTCCAGAAATTTGTAATAAATGTCAAGTTGATTCATTTTTGTCAGTCGGGATATTTATAAGTATATGAAAATACATTCAATATCATATTCACCAAAATTAATAAAACTTATTAAGATTTTTTATGATTATTTTAAAAAAGAAAATAAAATATGTAACTTATCCTAACTCTGTACCTGGAAAGAAAATCATAACTTATTATCTGTTTTTTGTACCAGTTTTAAGATTAACAGTAGAACATCAAAAACCAGATAATTATGATTTTAGAATACTATTAGATTCACCTAGATTTTAAGGTTTTATTTATTTCTTTGAGTTCTTTACCAATTGTCTCAAGTGTAGTCAAAATGTGTTCATTTACTCTGGAATTAAAATAATGAATATACTCATTCATTTTTTCTTCTGGTATTAGTCCTCCAGTATCTTTTTCAAATGATTTCTTCCAAAGTTCAAAATAATTTGGTGGTTTGTAAGTCATACCACAAAGATATAACTTTATATTCTAAAATCAAATTTATTTAATTTGTATAATACTAAAATCTTTATCTATTAATTTTTTATTTAAATACCAAACCAAAAATACTATTGTAAGTGAAAGTGTCAATAATATAACTGTCCCAAAATAAAGAATTGTTATCACACTTTATTTTTGTCCGATTAAATCCTTATCAGGATCTAGATAATTGTCCTCAAGTATTGATTTGTCAATTTTAATAACAAATTGGTCTTTAATATTTTGAAATGGTATCCCACCAGTTTTAACTATATTTATTCTAAATTCTTTTATGTCCTCATTTTTGTCCTCTATTTCATAATATACTTTACTGTTTATGATTTTCATTCTTTCAAGTTCTAATTTTAAGGTCTTGTACCCTTGAATCCCTTGTGTGTTTCTTATTATCTCTTCTGTCCGTTTCAAATGTTTTTTTGACATTATTTTCTGTCTTTTACAACCACCGTCAAGATGAAAACTTATTTTTAATTGTTCATAAATATTATTGTAAAGATTAATAGATTCGTCTTCATCTACAAGATAACATATTATTGGTAATTTATAATAATTAAGATGATCAAGAGTCATAAAATTGAATTCAAGATAGTATGTTTGTAATTGATTTTCTAAAACTTTCTTTAATGTCTTAATAAACATAAGTCGTAATTTATTTGATGTTTTTTTAAAATATTCTACTGTTCTTTTAAAATGTGTGATAACTTGTTTATATAAAAATAATTTGGTTTTTAATATAATTTTACATACCTTTGTAAAGTAAAAGGGGGAAATATTCCGGGGAAATGGTGAGGATTTATCCAATCCACTGACCATACGGTGATCCCCCTTTTTATTATATCTACTGTCTTTTTTAAAATGTGTGATAACTAACAATAAATGAAGTTTTTTGGTCAAAAACATTCCAATTTTATTTAATATATTTTTCATAATTTATTTAATCTTAAAAGTTATAAAATAGCAATAAAAATTTCATTTTATTGTTTTTTATTTTTTGGTTTGATAATTGTATAGAGACATTTTTTACATGATAATCCTTTTTCATCATAAAATGTTGTTTCTCTAAATTCGTGTTCACATTTGATTTGTTCAATTATACCCTTGAATGCCCAATAAATTTTTTCTTTGGAAAAATTATCAAGTTCTTTCCACCATTTATTAACTTTTTTTCTATGTTTTAAAACATCTTGTTTTGTCAATAATCTCACCATAATTATTAAATATAAGTATATAAATTATAAAAGTAAATATTATTTTTTATTAAAATAATTATTAATTCTTTCTTTGGTTTTTAATCTCATTGCTCTTAATTCTCCAACAGTAATATTATGTCTTCTGGATAACCAGTTATCATAATATTCGTTATCATCTGTAAAATAAATATCATCAAGTGGAACCCAAATTTTTAATATATCTTTTGTAATAAACCCAGAAATTCTTCCATCAGATTCAAGAATTTCATCATTATATGTTAAATCTTTTATCTGCTGTTTAGTAAATTTAATCAATATCTTCTTTATTTTTCCTAAATTTTTTTACTTTTTTATTAGAAACATCATCAACATCATTTTCATATATGTGTACGATTTTTTTACAATCTGGGCACTCTACAAATTCAGTTCCCAAATTGTCTATTTTAACATTGCATTCTTTAAATTTTTCACATTTATCACAATGCCATTCTTCTTTGTCTATAATTCTCGTTTCAATCATACTCATTAATTAAAGGTTTTAATAATAAAAACGTTAAATAACAAATAAAACTACCCATAAATCCATAATTTATTAACTCTCCCAAATTAATATTAATAATAGGTATAATATAAGTTATTTTATATAAAAAATAAATAATAAATCCTGAATAAATTCCAGTACATTGACTACAACTGGTTAAATATCCCAATAATTTATTTTTTCTTTTACACCATTCTCTAAACGGTTTAAATAATTTAGATTGAGTTAAAATAAATGTCAACCCAATGGTAGATAATAAAAATTTAATTAAATCTAACAATTTTCTTCTATTATAAATTTCATTATTGAATCGCTTAATGGATTATTAAATGATTTAGGTAAAGGAATTTTTTTAAATCCAGGTGATAAAGAAATATCTTTATTTTCTTCATATGTATTTTTTTTATATACCCACTCTTTCAATTCTTTTTCAAATTGATTTAATAATTTATTAAATACTTCATTTTTTTGTTCTATTGTATTTAATTTAGATATATCTGGACATTCAAATCCATATTTATAATATTCCATTTTATTTACGATATTTACTCAATATTTCAGCAGTTTCTTCACCAATTCTCTGCCAATCTTCTTCTGTTAAAGGTATTGGAACAAACTCTTTTTCACTTTCCTTTATTTCTTGTTTTGTTTTTTCAACAAATTTCCAGAATTTTCTTCCTGTTAATTTATTTATTCCTTGTTCATCAATATTATATCCGTTTTTTAATATTAATTCAATTATATTTTCAATCCTTTTTAAACTTTCTCCTTCTAAATCTTCATATAATTCAATAAAAAATATGTCTGGCTTTTCCATTTCTATTAATTTTTTAAACATTTCATTTATTTTTGATACAAATATCCTTTGATTTTGTAATTGTTTTGGTATATATTGTTTTGCTTCATCTCTTTTATAAATAGTTTTTACTGTTTTATTATTAACATCAGAAACAAGAAAATAATATATTAATTCATTATATCCTTTACTTTTATCAAATCGTATAATCAAATCTAAATAATGAGTTTCATTATCATCTGGATCTTCCCCAATTGTAATAAAGGATATTTTATGCTCTTTATCCACTTTAGAATCATTACTAAATTCTGGAGAAACTTGCATTTCTTCTAATAATAATTTAGGATAATAAATTAATTCTTTAATCCTTTTTAATTGACTTTTCATTTTTAAATTTTTCTCTCCAATACTCTAATCTTTCTTTACCAATATCAACATATTCTTGATTTATTTCACAAGCATAAATATTTTCTTCCTTATATCCAGATTTTATTGCACCGATTACTTCACTCATTACCCCAGCAAAGGGAATATATAATTTTTGATCACACTCTTTAGGCAATTTAAACAAATTCAAAATTCTATAATTTAATGATATTGGTTTTAAACAAATATGTTTATTTTTTTCTTCATTTAATCCTGCATTTTTTTCTTCTCCAGATACTTTTTTACAATAATTCAATAAATCATGTTCTCCTTCTTCATATCGACTTATTGGGTTTAACCACTCAAAAAAATCATATAATAAATACTTATTTGACCCATAAATAGAATGAAAAATTTTATGACAATTTTCACATAATGTTATTCCATTATTTATATATAATCTATATTCAGGATAAGTTGAATAAGGTAAAATATGATGAGCAACTAAATCACCTTCGGATTTTTTATAACATTTTTGACAAATATATTTATCTCTATAGAATATTTCTTTTCTCCAAATATTATATTCATAGCCTTCTCTTTTTTTTATTCTATCTTCTTCTAATTTTTCTGAATTCCAATTTGGGCTAGTTTCACCAGTTAATCCAAACATAGGATTTTTATCACCAGATCTAAATAATTTCTTTTCACAAGAATTACACCTAAATAGTTCTTCTTTTTTTATAAAAAATCTCCATTGGGGGGTATCAATTTTATTACAATATTTACACATATATTTTATTCTAATTGAAGAATTTTCAGGTAAGTCCCAAACCTCTATCCAAATTTTAGTATTAAATGGAACTCTTATTCCATTACTTTTTGTTTTTCTTTTTGGTATAATGTATCCATTTTTAATATATTCTTCTATTTTTCTACATCCTCTGTCTATTCTAATTTCCACTTGCTTAGAAATTAAAAATTCTTCATCATTTTTATCACATTTATGTAACACTCTTGAACATCCACCACTATCTCCATAAGTTTCTAAAAGATATTTATTGTCAAACTTACCGTATATTCCTCTATCACTTTGATATTCCCCCTGTGTTTTATTTCTTTTATGTTTATCTGGAGACATATATCCAGATTTTAATATTCCAGACTGGGTATTAAGAATTTGGGAAGTGCCATTATCCACAAATACTTGAGCTGGATATCTTCCAGATTCATGTAATTTTATATCTTTACCTTCATATCCACCCTCATATACATTTTTTGCTGCCTTATCTGTTTTCCAGCTACCTTTTCCACCTAATCTTGGATCATCAACTTCTGGGTTAATTGGTACACGGTTTTCATTAATATTTACAACACTAGGAGATATTGTTGAATCTTCGTTAAAAGATAATAAATCATTTAAAACAGAACCATTTTTACATGGTTTATGAAAAATCATAATTGTCTCAACACATTGTTTAAATGGGGCAACCCCATATTTAAATGAATCAAAACATTTTGCTAAATCACTAGCTGGTAAAGTTATATCAAATTCTTCTTCACCAGAAAATGACCACACATTTCCTTTTGTTAATCCTGCCTTACCCCTTCCAATTATTTCCCTTTCAAGTTCTTCAATATTATCAAATGGGGCACTTAATAATTCACATAATTTATTAAATTGTTCTATTGTTGGGGTAGTTTTTCCTGTTATCCAATTATGAACTCGTCCAGTCAATCCATCAGTTTTAGAAAGAAAATGTTTTGATATATCATTTTGATTTAAATTTAATTCTTTCATTCTTTTTTCCATCCACTTTCCAAACCAAACATAATTTTTTCCTCCTCTTTTATCAATCATTTTTCCAGCATCAACCCCTTTTGGCATTGAATTTATAAAATACCAATATAGTGATTGTTGAATTTCAAATCCATTTTTAACAGCATAATATTGAAATGCTGGGAGTTGTCTATCAATTCCATAAATTATTGTAAACCCTCCATGTTTTAATATTCTAAAACTTTCTTTAAAAAATAAATCAAGTGTATTTTCATCAAACCCATCCCATTTATTCATGAAATCTTTTGGTTTCCCTTCTATAATAAATCTTCCTGTTTCTTTATCTATGATCCATTTTGAAGATAAATTATAAGGTACATCACTAAATATAGTATTAAAATAAAAATCTGGATATGTTTTTATATCATCAAAAACATTATCACATTTAATATTAACAGATTTATTTATTTTTTTAAATACAGGAATATTACCATGTTCTAATTCATATTCTTTATTATCTTTTAAATTTTTCAACAAATACTTATCATTATCTAATTTTTTTAAATATTGCCCCTCATTACCTTTTTTAGTAATAAATAAATCACCTTCATTGAGGTCTTTTAATAAAACTTGACTTTCCATAATAGTTTAATAATGTATTATAGTTTTGAATATTTCTTTTGACTCTTCTATAATTACATATTTATTTATATAATCTATTTGTGTCTGTGCTTCATCTTTTGTAGAATACCTTTCACAATTAAACCAAGGAATATCAATATGATAAATACAACAATTTTCTCTTATATAATCATTTGTTGATCTCCACCAATGCCAATATAAAAATGATTCTTTATATTGTGGAATAAAATAATGTTCTCCAGAATATAATATTATTTCTTTTATTCTTGTTTCCATAACTATTAATAATTATTAGTTGAAAATATAAAAACAAATATAAACATAATATTTTAAAAAATCAATAAAATTAACCACATTTGGAAAATTTGCATTGTAAACATCGTAAACACCCCTCTTCTCTTATCAAACTATCTTGTTTACATTCTGGACATTTTTTATCACTTAATTCTTCATTATTATCAATATATCTTCTTAACGTTCTTGATATTGCTTTTCCAAAAGAAACAATCGTACCTTCTGACTTATCCAGTTGTTCAACAACATATTTTATGTCAGCGCCATGTCTTAATCCAGTTGAAATCATTCTGGTTAATGTTTCATGTTCATCTTTATCAAAGTGGGAGGTTAAATCTTCCAATATAAATCCATTGTCCAATTCCAGATCATAATATCCTTTTTTTATTTTTATTAATTTTCCTTTTTTAACAGTTTGTGGAATATGAATTTTCTTTAATTTTAAACCAAAAACTTCATATGGATCTCCTTCATATAATCCAACAATTACTAACCATTTTTTTCCAAGTGCAGTAACATTATAAATATCGCATTCAAGTTCCTTTGGTCTTTTAGGTGCTTGAGTTTTATTAATTTTATTATTATTTTTTTTAACTTCTGATAATACTGTTGTCATTGTCCCTGCACGATATGTTGTACATCCTTTTATTGTTCCTGTTTCATATGCATTTAAATATACTTTTTTAAAATTTTCATAACTATAATCATTAGGTAAGTTTATAGTTTTTGAAATTGATGAATCTATGTATTTAGCAAATATTGCCATGGGGTTAATGTGTTCATCAATAGTTAATTCAGTAGTTGTTGCAGCCCATTTTGCATTTGGATCCCATTCATTTTTTTCTTCTAAATATCTTACAGCATAATCTTTTACTTTAGTTTCTTTTGTTAATCCTCTATTTTTATCATATTTCCAAATATTATTATTAAACTCTGTAAATAAAATACTTTCATCCCCTTCTTTTTTCCATTTCCAAATTGTACCATTTGTATTAAATTTTTTATTATCCCAATCAATATTTTTCGGTTCTAACACTCCTTCTGGTGGAAACGGTTGCATTGTTGTTCTAATATATTCTGGCATAAATATTGGTTCTAACCCACCAGAAACATTATTAACATAAACTGAAGAATTACCAGTTGGTTGAATTGATAATAAATGTGAGTTTCTTATTCCATATTTTTCAATTAATTCTTTTGTTTCTTTAAATAATACTTTAACAAATTTGCTTTTTAAATATTTTTCTTTATCAAATAATAGAAAATGCCCTTTTTCTTTAGATAATAAAGCAGATGATTCATATGCACAATTACTAATAAAAGTCATTAATTTTTCTGTTAATTTTAATGCTTTATCAGAACCATATCTAATTTTCATCATCATAAGTGCAGATCCATAACCTAAAATACCCAACCCTATTCTTCGTTTATTTTGTAAATTTTCTTTTTGAATATCTAAAGGGACGTATGTTATATCATTAACATTATCAAGAAATCTAACCGATATTGGAATAATTTTTTTTAATTTATTATAATCCCAATCATTATTTTCTTTATTAATAAATTGAGTTAAATTTAAAGAGCCCAATAAACAAACTGCACCAATAGGAAGACATTGTTCACCACAAGGATTCACTGCATCAATATTTTCACAATAATACAAATTATTCAACCTATTAATCGTATCAATAAAAATTATTCCTGGTTCATTTCTATTATATGTAGATTTCATTATAAGATCCAAAAGTTCATTAGCATTTTTATATTCTTTATAAACTTTAACAGGATATCCTTTTTGTTTCCAGTTATCTAAATTACCTTCCCATTCTTTTTTATATTTTTCTTTTATCTCATCAGAATACTCATAATCTGGAAATTCTAATTTCCATTCTTTATTTTCTTTAACTGAATTCATAAAATTATCAGTTATCAATACTGACATATTAAATTTAGTTAATCTTCCTGGAGTTTGTTTTGCAATTATAAATTCTTCAATATCTGGGTGCCAACAATACATTGTTACCATCTGGGCTCCTTTTCTTATTTTAACTTTAGCTTTTCTATTTATATTGTTTTTCCCGCTGCCTTCTGTAATTACAGCACTTTGTGTATCCCACATATCTAACATCTTAACTGAACCAGGAGATTCATTTCCAATTCCGCCAATAAATGAACCCCTCGGTCTCATTGTACTAGCACAAAAACCATAACCCCCTTCTGATTTTAAAATCAACGCTTGTCTTCTTAATTCAGCTAAAATTCCTTCCATTGAATCATTATCTTCTCCTTGAAAACCTGATACAAAACAATTGATCAAACTAGTTCCTTTTAATCCTGTTCCAGCATTTGATGTAATTCTACCCCCAGGAACAAATTTAAAATCATGTAGAATATCTAAAAACTTTTCAGTCCAATATTCTTTATCTTTTTCAACAGAAGCAATATTTTTAGCAACTCTTAAAAACGTATCATTTATTATTTCGTCCCCATATTTATAAGTTTGTTCATAAATTTCTTTGCTAAAATCATCTATAAATTTAGTTTCTCTTTCTATTAACACTTCTTCCATTTATTAATGTTTAATAAAATAATGATTATTTTCAAACTGTAAATCAATCAAATATTGAACCTCATCAGGATTAACTGTAGTAGTTTCTTTTCTCACGTTTTAATTATTTATTTCTTTTTGTTTCATTCTTTCTATTGCACTCAAAACTCTTTCTCTGTTTGTTGAAGATTCACTATCAGATTTTTCATTTTCATAATTAAATGTTGTGATAATTTTTTTTGATGCAGTGTCAATATAAACTCTTGAATTATCAAAAGTACAATCCTGAAATATAACTCCGTCTCTTCCAAATCTTGATTTAAGTATGGCAATAGTTGCTAAACCAAGTTCTTTTTGTTGTAAACTTTTAGCAATAGAAATTACTAAATGTCCCACTTGAGCTCTTTTAATTGAGCCCCCCATTTGGTCCAATTTAACAATATCACCTGATGTGGATGATCTATTTCCTTGTAACCCGCACCAACCCACCATATCCAAATCATATAACATTGATTCAAATGATCTAATAACTGATCCCTCTGCAACATTAATATCATCTATTCTTTTATCTGGTAATACACAATCCAAATAATCTAAAATTACAATATCTGGTTTAAACCCTATTGATATTAATCTTTTAATAAAATTTTTAATTTTATTCATAGATACAGTACCAGAAGGAAATCTTTTTATTTGTAATATACCATCACTAAATTTAGGATTTTCTTTTTTTATTTCATCTAGTATCTTAATTACTTTCTCTTTATTTTTTGATAATTCGTTTAATTCAATTCCAGTCCAACAAGATAAATGTTTTCTTCTTATTTGTATATCACTATCCTCAAAAATTAATTGTAAAACATTATATCCCATATTCTTTCCTGTATTGGCTATTTTAGTAAGTATTGTGGTTTTTCCGGCACCAGTCCCAGCAAAAATAACACCCAATTCTCCTTTTGATAACCCACCATCTATTGTTTTATCAATTCCTTTTATTCCTGTTGGAATTGGTCTTCTAAAATTTTCTGCCAAAACATCTTCTAACCCTGACATAACATCAATTCCATCATCATTTTCTTCACCAATATTTAGAGTTTCCCTTAATTTTTCTTCTAACTTATCATAATTTTCAAACTCACCCCTTTCCAATACATTATTACAATATTGTAGTGCTTTTTTCAATGATTGTTGTTTGCAAAATTTAAGTGATTTATCTTGAATAAATTTACTATCTTCTAATGATTGATTTTTAATTAATTTAATTAAAGAATGTAAATATTCTTTTTGAATGTCATCCTTAATCTCAATTGAAATCATTTGCATTATATTATCATATGTAGGAATATTCTCATATTTTTCATAATAATCTTTTATAAAGACAACAATTTGTCTATAATTCATATTATCAAAATATTTTGTCTTAATTACATTAAGAATTCTATCTGCAAATTTACGATCTGAAAATATCTGAGTCAATAATTTTAATTGAAATGTTTGACCTAAAAAACTAAATGATTGTATGTTTTTTTGTTGCATGGTTATCTTATTTTAAAAATGTTATGTATAACTTATAAATATTAATATTAGATAAAAAAACTAAAATATTTTTATTAAAATTTTTTTGAATATTGAGATATTTAGTTACTGGATTCCTCTTGTCCGTTGCCAGTGGAGTACCAAAATTTTGGTCTAAGATCATATTCTTGCCACATATATCTTATATCTCTTTTTTTCAATGTCTCTTGTATTATTTCAACAATTTCATCCACCATATATCTTATATCTACAGAATTACGAACCTGTGGATTATAAACATCTGCTGAAAAATATCTAGATATCACAATATTGTTATTAATCTTTAACTGAAACTCAAACTTATTTTCCATTTTTATTTGTTTTTAATATTTTATTTTTCACTTTTTTTACAAATTAAACAGGAACCATAACATCCACTTTCTCCACAAAATTTACATTTATGAATAGGTATTTTTGTATTGGTATCAATCACATGCACAGGTCTCATTCCAATATCATAAATACGTCCATAATTATTTTTAAAAATAACATTCTTTTTTGATTTATATTTAAGTTCTGAAACTTCTTTTTGATATATATTAATTTCTTCAACAATCAATTTGTATTTTGGGTGTTTCTCAAGTTGTTCTTTAAGTGCGGTTTCTCTACTACCTTCATTTGGATATGTTTTTTTATTTTGTGAATCCCAAATAACTTGTTTATATTCCAATTCAATTAAATCTTTTTGTTCTATTAACTTACTTATTTTTATATTTAATTTATCAATTGTTTTTTCAATATCCAGATTTTCAAGTTCAATACATGTTATCTGGGCTGATAAACCTAATGGAGATAAAGTATCATCTTTTTCATCTGGTGGATATTTTTCTAATACTTTTTTAACCTCATCATCTGGTAATCCCTTACTTAATATTTCTTTAGCTTCTTTCGATGGTAAACCAGTGGATTTATTTAATATTTCTTCAATTTCCTTATCTGATAAAGTATTTATATATTTATCAAAATTTATTTTTTCAGATATTTTATTTTCTTTTGTTTCCATAATCATTTAATTTTTTTAAATATAAGATATAATTCAAAAAATGTAAATAGTTATTATTTATTTTTTTTATTGTCTTTATTAATTATTATTTTTTTACCTTTAATAACTTTATTAACACTATTCATAAATTCAAGTGTTGTCATTTCTCCATATTTAACACACAAAGAATCACAACCAAAATTATTTCTATATTTTTTAATTGACATTTTTTCAATCTTTTTAAGTTTATTTTTATTTTCTTGTAATTGTGCATATCTCATTACAACCAATTCATCAAAAATATTTATTGGTAATACATCTGATGATAAATGAATACTATCATTATCTTTATCGTCAGTACCGACCCAAGTATAATATCTGCCCCTTATATAACTCATAATTTTTTAAATTTTATTATTTATAAATCCATTCTTTTAATTGTTCTTGAAAACTATTTAAAATTTTATTATAAATTTCATCTTTCTGTTCTTTTGTTATTAAATTATTAATATCTGGACATTCAAATCCCCAGGTATAATATTTTAATTCTGGTTTGTTATCCAAACCATTAGTTAATTCTTTATATATTCCTTGTTCAAATGAATTCATTTCATCTGAATATATATGATAATAAAAATTATTATGCCCATCTTTAAATTTTGACCATTTTAACAGACCTTTTTTATCATATGATAGTTCATATTCGATTGCAACAATATCATCTAGTTTCAATTCATTAATCTCTCCAAATATTCTTTTAACATATTCTTTATCAAACTCACCATTCACTTTAACTGTTACTTTATCATTCATAATTTTTCAAATAATCCTTCTCGCTATTTACGATTCGAATAAATGGTTCCAAATAATCAACATAATCTTGATTCCAGATTACATTAATGAATCCAGAATCTGTCATGAGTTTCAAAAGATTTTTTGACCCTCTGTTTTCATCGTCCAAAGGCAATGTGTGTATGTCTTTTACCATTTCTATAGCTTCATCTGTTATAAATGGTTTAGATAAGTCAACTAATTTTAAATTTCTTTCATATATATCTCTACCATTTAATAAATTATTTAAACTTTTTAATGGTTTATTTTTATTTTTTATTCTTTCTTCTTGAATTAATTTTGTTTTATCTATTATTTCATTAAAAGTAATGGTTTTCTTTTTTATTTCTGGAAAATATTTTAAAAGTGTTTTTTCTTTGATCATTTTTATGCCTGATATATTATCGCTAGTATCGCCTTCGATTGCCTTAACTAATACTGTATTAGATAAATGATGTTTAAAAAATAAAAAATAATTATTTTTTGTAATTATTGTTTTTTTATTAGCTAAATATAAACTGACTCTATTATTTATTAATTGTAACAAATCTCTATCATTAGTATATATTACCACTTCTTCATTTTCTAATAAATTTTGACAATAATAAGAAATCATATCATCTGCTTCTGTTTCATCATCTTCTACCTGCCTAAAAAACAATTCTTCTGCAAATTTTTTTATGTTTATTCTTTGTATTAAAATAGATTTATCTTTCTCTAATTCCTTTTTTATTTCTTTATCGGTTAATTCTAATGGATTTGAATACCACGATTTACCTATACGATTAGATTTATATTCTGAAAATATACGATATCGTAATATTCCAGAATGAATCCCATCAAAAAATAATATGATTCTATCTGGATTAATGATCGGTAATAATTTTCTTATTATAGTAAAAAAACCAAATAACCCCCCAATATGATTATCTGCAAAATATAAATCTTTCCAAGCATTTATTGATTGTTTTAATAAATATTGTGCATCTACACAAAGAGTTTTCATATTCTTATTTTAAATTATTATTTGCCAACTCTCAATAACTTACTGTATAATTTTATATATTTTCTTTTACTATTTTTATTGCATTTGGTGGAACATTAACTAAAATATAATATCCCATATTTTTATAATTTGGATCATCAAATACTCTCAAATGTTTTATTTGTTTTGGATCTATCTCCAATAAAGTATATTTCTGATCCTTTTTTCCTTTTAGCCCTGCCTGTTTTTTAAATATATCAACTAATGATAATGTTTCATTATAATCTATCCCAAAATATATTCTTTCTGGATGTTTTGATAATTTTGATTCTGCTCTTGGTGTTAATCCTATTTTTTTAATTTTGTGTAAAACATCTTGTCTTGTAATATGATACAATTTATCTGATATTTTATCTTTATCCAATTCAACATCAAATTTTGCTTCAATAGTGACATCAAATTGTTCCAGAAAATCATATTTTTTTATTAATTCAAATAAAAATTCTTCATTATATGATACTTTTTTTAAATTTAATTTTCTTTTTTCTTTATAATCTATTACAGTTAGAAAATATCCAAGATTATTTATATAAGCTAATATATGTTTTGCATCTTCTATATCATTTCTTAACGGTAAAAAACTAACAATTAGTGTTCCATCTGGATGAGTTTCTATTTTTGGTTGGGTTGTAACTGGACCTATTTTTAATCTGGTACTAAATATATTTTTACCATATCCTACTGTTAAAAACATTCTTTCTAATAAATTTTTTGCTAATTTTGGTGATTGAGTTTTTATTAGTCCTTCATAAATAACAAAATAATCATCTTCATAATAATCCCCACTATTATAATTAATTAAATCAACCATTCTCTCCAGTTGTTCATATAAATTTTTAAAATTACTCACTTTTATAATTCCGCTTTAACTGGTTGATTTGTATTTAATATTTCTCCTGTTTCCGTATCAACACTCAAATCTTGTTCATTGTCAAATTTTCCTACTCTCTCTTCCCAACTACTTTTCATTTTTTCTTTATATCTATCAATTTCAGATTTATCATTTTTTAAAAATCCATGTGGTGTTAAAAATACTTTTTCTTCCAAAATTGTAAATTCATCTTCATGATTTTTTTCTATTGCTATTTTAGTAACATCACCAACTTTAACTTTTTTTCCACTTACAATACAACTAATTTTATTTAAACCAGAATCAGTAATCCCACCGCATCTGAAAATATAAGTTGATGAATATGTCATTGCCTCACCACCTTTTGGAATAAGTTTTGGTTGCCCCATCGGAACCATAGCAGGTTTTATATATCCTTGATTTACTGCCAATATAGTATTTGTATATGGTGAATCAACTTTTCTTGACATTCCAATTCTACTTTTCATTCCCTTACCCATAAGGGAAGAATACACTACAGCATCTTGCATATTTCCCCCCTTAAGTGATCCGTCTTCATTTATCTGTGCATTCATTCTACCTGATATTGAACCAAAACTATCAATAACGAATACAATATCAAATGGAATTTCTCCCTTATCCTGAAGATCTAATATTTTATTTATTTCCAAAAATAAATCTTCAATATTTTTAAATCCGTCTTTATATAAGAAAAATCCATCATATATTGGTAATCCATTTTCGTCTGTATCAACAACATTTCCTTTATCAAATCCAATTAATTGAAGATGATTCCAATCAAATTTATTTTCTGTTATAATAAAAACTGGTAAAATACCCCGCTTTTGAGCTGCAGTGGCGCACTCAAAAAGTAGAGTTGTTTTTCCTGCCCCGCTATGTCCAATAATTTGATGAACATATCCCACAGGAATTCCTTCCATTCTCAGTGCATCTTTAATAGCATAAGAAAAAGGAATATATTTATCATCTTTATATGCTGTTACCGTTTCAACTTTCTTTTTTAAATCAAGAATATTAAATTCTTTCTTTTTAATTGTTTTTTTTTCTAACATATTATTTGTTTTTTAATTTTTCTCTATTTTTTAAAAATGTTTTATATTGTTCTACGGTCAAATATTGTTTATCACCATTATCTATTTGAATAATAACTCCATAAGGTTCTTTAAACCCATCACCTACAACCCATTGTAATACTGTGTGTTCCCACATATTATTTTTGTATTTTTAATTAGTTAAAAAAACAGATAGGTAACATAGGCATTGAATATTCTATTTTGGATAGATTGGATATGTATATTACTAGTCTATCATCTCCAACTTCTATCTGTTGTATTATTTTTTTAATTAAAATGGGAGATCGTTTGATTCCTCTTCTCCATCATCAGAACCATCAGAAACATCTGAAGTTTCAAAAACATCTTCAGTTTGTTTTTTCAACTTTTTACTTGATTTAGTATTATCTACTTCTTTACCATTTGTTCGTGGTGAAGTAGTTTCTGTTTTTGTTTCAATAGTAATATCATTCTTAATAACAGAATCAACAACTTTCAATGTTTTTTTACTAGCTCCACCTGGAGTTATCATTTTCTTCTGAGATTCATCCCAATAGGGTGCTTTCCCTTCAACAACTGCTTGAAGATATTCAACATCTTTTGGTTTATAAACATCTTTCCATGTTAATTTATCATTAACCAACTCTTTTAATTGTTCATCATCATCAGATAATCTTGACACATCTTCTGGCATAATTGAAGAAACTGTTGTATATACAATATTATTTGTACCTGTTGTTTCAGTAGCTGTAATTATTATATCCCTTCCATTAATAGGATCTGTTATATCACCTTTTTTTGTAAAAACTGGTAATATCTTATCAAAAATTCCATTTTGTTTCCAATTATGTTTAAATCTCCAAAATTTAACTCCATCTTCAACTTTTTCTCTATCAATTCCTTTTACAATATAAAAAAGAGATGATTGATATGTTCTAGATAATTCAAAGTCCCCCTCTTTCCCAGTTGATTTTAATGCATCTTCTGCTTCACACAAAGGACATTTTTCTTTATCATTTTTTTGTGGACAAGATAATTTATTCCATTTACCATTTACTTTTATGTGATGAAAATATCCCTCTTTAAATGGTGAACTGTCATCATTAGTTGGAAGAATTCTAAAAATATATTCTCCAGGGTTTGCTGTATTAAAATATTTTTTTAAAAATTCTTCTCTCTGCTCAGCAGTGAATTTTTGTTTTTTTGGTTTTGGTTGATTCTTAGTATATTGGCTTTTAATTCTTTCAAGAATTTCATTTGTTTTTGTTGTACTCATTTTTTTAATTTTTTAATTGTTAATAATTATGGTGATTTATCACCTTGATTTAATTTTATAACACAAAGATAAATATAATGAAATGAAAAGTAAATATTAAATTAAAAAATATTTTTTTTAAAAAACACTAGTACCCCATTTTTCTTCTAGTTGCCATGGATTCTTCTTCATCTTTATCACCAGTGCTAAATAAAGAATTTTTAATTTCGTTTTGATCGTAATTTATAATGTCACTTTTATCAAGAGTCAATTTTTCTGGTTCTTTTTCAGATTCTTCATTATCATCTGCCCCCCAATAATCAGATAATGTTTGATTAAATGGGCCACTTTTAAGTGAAATCATTTCAAGTTGATCCTTATAAGATGGTGGTTTCATTTCACCAACATCAGATGATAATTTATCAACTTTTTGAGATAATTGATCAACACCCCCTAATTTAGATGTTAAATCTTGTATTGATGCCAATATTTCAGCTTGCTGTGTCATTACCTTTTTTGAATAATCTCCAACAGATTCAATATCTTTTTCAACATCTTTAACATCACTTTTTGATGCTGTTTCTGGTTCTTTTTTCTCTTCTTCTGGTGGTGTTTCTGGCATAGGTGGGGGTGTTGTAGTATCAACAGGAGTTTCTTCACCAGGAGCACCCGGTGCAACTCCAACAGGCGGTTCTTGTTTATTGTCAATTGGAGGTAATTCTGGTACTTCGCCAGCTGATGGAGCTGCGGCTGGTTCTTTTTTTGGTGGTCTTCCAACAGGTTTTTTCCCAGCTGGTTGCTCATCAATCATATATTCATTTTCATATTGATGATTGGCAGGATATCCTTTTTCATTTTCTTTCTCTATTTTTGAATACTCAATTTCTTGTTGATCATAGTAATTTTCTTTTATAATTTTTGGTGGATTATTAAGATTATAATTTGAAATAAATAATATTCTTTTTATTTCTTCTTGTAATAATTTATTATTTTTATTCATTAATTTATTATTTTTTATAATAAGAGACACATTGTTCTTTATTTAGAACAAATTACTTTTTAACAATTTCTTTTGATTTTAATGGTTTTTCTTCGTTAAGTTTCTTTTTTACGGATTCATAAATTAATTCAGGATTTTTTGAACCATACTTTTTTGCCAGATTAATAACTTCTTCTTTTAAATCATTTTTAACTTCTTTAACAATTTCTTTTTTAATTATTTGTTCTGATTTTGGTTGTTCTTCTTCCTTTATAACCATTTTTTCTTTTATTTCTTCACTATTAGCTGGAGTTTCAACAAATCCATATCCTTTAGGTTGAAAATTATAATTAACCAGTTCTTTAAATCTATTAACTGTTTCTTTAAGTAATTGTTCTTTTATTTTTTCCATAATTTTTGTTTTTTTAAATTTATTAATTATTTAGTCTGTTAACAACTGACGACCATCAGAAGTAATAAATACTTTATTTACTCTTTCTATAATTGAATCTTTATTTTTCATACGACACTCCTCCGTAGTACATTTTTCCTGGACAATTTTATTTTCCTGTTTTTCTTTTTCAGAAAGAAAATCATCAACTGTTGTATTTAATTTTTCCAGATTTTTATCTTTTTCCATAATATTGTTATTTTTTTATATAAATATCACGTAAAATAAAAAAAGACTAATTATAAATTATTTTTTATGAATATACGCTTAGTGCTATTTTTTATCAATTCTCCATTTTTAAGAATTATACACATATTTCTATATTTGGACCAATCTATGCTAACCGATTTATAATCAATATTTCCTTCATTTAAACCAGATTCTTTTTCAATTAATTTATTTAAAGAGTTAATAGTAAAAATTACATTATTTTGTTTATCTTTTTGAATTGGTATCGTCCCAGGATATATTGAATTAAAATTTATTTTATTATTAACATCATATTCAAATATATAAGTAATTAAATATTGTTGTTTATTGGTAAGATTTTTTATAATAAATATTTTTTCTTTGGGGATAGAATATTCCTGATTTAACTTATCAATAAAATCATTAATTTTTTCTTTATAATCATCTTCTTCTTTTATGTCTAAAAAAGAACATAATAGTAATTTTTTATCTTGCACTGCTAAACATTAAATTTTATTTTGAAAAGTTATCCATCAAATATGGTAGGTATATATAATAATTATCTATTTTTTTAAAAACCTTTTCTATATTTTTATTAATTTCAGTTATAAATAGTTGAGAATTATTTTTTATCTCATTTATTAATAAATATCTATCCCAACCTAAAAAATCAATCACATTTAGATTAATTGAAAAAATTTTATTATTTTTTTCAGTTTTACTATTTACTTTTGAAAAATATATCGTATTGTTGCTTGCAACATAGCAATTTATTTTTTTATCTTCTTTTTTAAATATATAATATAATAATTGATCTAGAGAATTAAGCTTAATAATTAAAGGATCAATATGTTCAAATTTTATATTTTTTATAAAATCTTCTGGTAATTGATTTATAAATTTTTCAACATCTTCATTATAATCAATTTGTTTTTCCTTTTTTGAAAATGTCCAAAATAAATTATCTTTTATTTTTTTATTTAAGATGGTAACATTTTCCTCTCCAAATATATTTTTAGTTAGTTTCCATCCTATTATCAGTGTTGGAAGATTATTATTTTTTTCTTCAATATTATTATAATAATTAATAATATTTTCTTTATTTATTATTTCTTGTTGGAAAATAATATTTCCAAGTTTGATATTCATTATTTTTTGCTGGGTTTTTAATTAAAAAACTTATAATAATTATAAATATAAACTATTATTATTAAAAGTAAATAATTAAGCATTATTATAATCTATACCATCACCAATTCCATCATCACCAGTACCACTATCTATTATTTGTTGATTAAATTTATCCTTTGAAGTAGGTTTACTATCAAATGGAAAACTATATAATAATGCTAATTCTTTTTGTTTTGTTGGTACTTTTATTCCTAATTTTTTTATTTTATCTTTGTTATTATTGCTAAAAAATTGTTCCATTTTATTGTCTTTAATTTCAAAATGATGTATTTCATCTATTCTTACTGATAATGATTCTGTTATTTTTTCTTGTCTTCCATTTTTAAAATGTCCACCCCATTTAATTAAATCTTTATATTTTGAATCAGTAAGAACAAACTGATTTATTTTTATCATAAGATTTTTATTTTTTACTAGTTCTTTATTAGCTAATGGCCATCCCAAATCTTTGTAATTTACATCATCAGTACTAATTAATAAATCAATTGCTAATCCTGCCCCATGTTTAGAGGTTTTACTTCTACTAGGGCCACCAGCAACAACTGATTCTAAATCCCTTGTAATACCATTATTACCAAGAGTTGCAGAATTTCCTAAAAATTTTTGTAAATCTTTCATAAATTCCAATAACTTATCTCCTGCAACACCTTTATTCATATCTATAACATAATATTTACCAACAGAACCAGATTGTACATATAATCCATTCGAATTATTAATTTTATTAATATCAATAACACCCTTAACTGGACTTTCCCCTGTACTACTCCCTTCTCCAAAAACTGAGTCATCGCATAAATCAAATCCAATTGCTGTTGCATAATCTGTTACAATTGGTAATCTGTTTGTTGCAATTCTAACACCCTTGAATTTTGTTATCATATGATTTGGAACAATACTATGATTTACTTGAATTATCATATATGCGCCATGAAACATTGGTATATTTTCAAGATTAAAATATTGTGTCGGTTGAATCATTACATTTCCCAACATTTCAACTTCACATGAATAGCTTCTTTGTTCATATGTGTTAAATAAATTTTGACCTTGAAGTTGAGTTTTAGCATCAACATCGCTTGAACCTAATTGTGAAATATTATCTAATATTTTAATAGATTCTATGGTTTCTTTAAATTCTGCCTGGTCAAGAGCAATATCTTTAAACATACTTTGATTTGGATCACCATATTTAACACTAAACGCATTAACTTGAAGACCAGAGTTAGGGTCCTTTTGATCTTCTCTGAAATCATCTGGTAATGTCGTATCTTTAAAATTAAAACCACTATCTTTATACAAATCATCAGATTCATTTAATTTTAAATCTAAAAAAGATGATGTACTATCAATATAGACACATAAAAACATCGGTGCTTGTTTAATATCTCCTATTATATTTGTATTAATTCCAAATATACTTTGTATGTCCCAATTACCGGAATCAAACAACATAAAATTTTGTAATGGAAAAAATTGAAAACCATTGTTTACTAATAATAACTCTATAAGTGTTAATAAACTCATACTAGCGTTATCATTAATGTTTTCAATTTTATTAAAATTAATAATCATACTTTCATTATTATTTTCAGTTCCAGTATTAAATTTTCCAGATTCTGGCTTCACTCCAACATCTCTCATTACTCTATCAACAAATCTAAATCTGGATATCAATTTATCATCTGATAAATTTGATTTTTTTGTTCTTCTGCCAAAAGGAGCGAAATCACCAGACAACCACCTATCATATATTGATTTGAATGATAAATAAAGTGATAGTTTAGCTTTATTGTCATTTAATCTTGATAATATATCTTTTTTTGTTTTTTCAAGTTCCTCTATTTTTGTTTTAGAATTATCTTTAACGTATTGTAATGCAGATTTTATAATTAATTTAAGTAATTTTTTATCAGTATCAAATTTATTTTTGTTTAATAATAATTGGCCATTATCATCAAAAAAATATTTATTCTCTATTTCTTTCCTAGTAGTAAATGCTAGTGGAGTTCCAATAAAAACATATCTTTGTTCATAAATATTGTCCCATATATCTGTTCCTTCTTTAATTTTCCCCCACTCTTCAAAATCATCTAATGTTAAATCTTCATTTTTTTTATCATCTGGTTCCGTTATAAAAAATTCTGGATCTAATTCCCAAATAGAATTATTTGGATCTAATATAATTTTATTTCTAACCAGATCCTCAAAATTATTTTTAAAATCTATAAATTGGTCTCTAAACACTTTTTTTGTTATTTCTGGTAAATCCTTTAATTCATTTTCTTTTATGTTTAAATGTTTAAAAAATATATTTCTATCAATATTAAAATCATTTAATAACGTAGAAACTGGATCATTATCTATAATTGAAATAATCCAACCCCAACCAGCACAAACAATAAACGGAATTTCCATTATACCTGGTAAAGTTTTATATTTATCTGTAATTTTAAATGAGTTTGTATTTTTATTCAAGAATAATGTATTGGTTCTGGAGCCAGCAAAAAACTTATCCGTAATTTCTGCTCTTATTTTTTCATCAACTGTTACAGACCCGGTAGCTCTTGTGCCTAGTACAGTACCACCATAACTATAAAATAAAAATGTTTCAGCATTTTGTAAAATTTTATGTAAAAAAATAGAATAAAAATTTATTCTACCTTGTTTTAATAATTCTTTTGTATCGCTAATATTTAATTTTTTATTGACTTTATCTTCTACTGATAATATTGATGGAAGTCCAAAAGATTTAATTGATTTTTCTTTAGTAAAAAAATCACTTTCTCCTTCTTCATCTTTTCTTCTCATATCTGGGAAATAAAATTCATTTCTCTCTGTTACTTGAATATTTCCTTTGCTAAAAAAATCAAAAATACCCTCAAGCCAATCTGAAATGTTTAATATTTTAATAAATTCATTGGTTGGTTCTTCTGGAGTTCTATTAAGTCCATTTTTAATTTCAATTACAGATTTTGTTAATCCAGAAATTGAAAATAAATAATTACCCCCATGTCTAAAATTTATTTCTTGTATATTAATATCATTTAATATATCAAAAGCGGTATCATCAAAACCTAAAGTAATATCTTGATCTACTTCATCTTCTTTAAGTATTTTATCAATATCATCTAAATTTAAACCTTTAAAATATCCTAATATTTTTTCATCTCTAATTCTATCAATAATATTTCTTCCTTCTAATTTACCATAAGATTCTATTTGATTTTCAGTCATAAACATTTGATCTATAAATCCTTGAAATATAATAGTTCTTTTTACTAATGCCCCCAATATATCAGATATTTGTGTTACATCATAATCTGTTGATATCGTTAAATCTTCAAATGGTCCCAGAGGAAACCATATTTGTTTTCCCGCCTCATCTTTAGATTCATCAATAAATGTTTGAGTCAAATCCAGTTGTGCAATATCAATTGAAGATTCAATAAATGTTTCAACAAAATCTATTTCTGGCATCTCATCTCTTGAAAATAACTCACCCGGATAAACTTTAGTAGTTTTATTTCCAGTACTTTTTATTACTTCTGGCCATGCAAATCTTATATTACTTTTATCTGATATTTTAGTATCTTTTGCATTTCTTTCAAGCTTTGGATTTTTTAATAATTTACCCTCGTCATTTTGTGCTCTTTCTGAATATTGTATTAATAAATCAATAAAAATATCAGTATTATCACAAATTATTTTAAAAATATTATATATTGAAGGTAAAAATCCAAGAGTTTTTCCTAATTTTCCTTTTATTTCATTTTGAACATTTCTACATTTTTTATTTCTTAAATTCCTATATTTAGTTAATTCTCCCATAATAGAATTAATTCTTTTTTTAACATTTATAAATGCAATCCAATATGAAGATTTTCTTTCTGACAATTCGAGAAGAGTCCCAGACTTAGCATTAATAGTTATATTTTTAGATATATCTTCTCCAATTATAAAACTCAATTCTTTTTTAAGTTTAGAACCAAATTCTGGAATATTTTTAGTTTCACCAGTCGATAAAAAATCTGTTGTTAATTTATATATACCAGAGGAATCATCAAACCCTACATCAGTTATTGTTATTTTAGTTTTTTCAATATTAAAACTTTGTTCTTCAAATAAATTTTTTAAATTTTTTAATGTATTTAATTCTCTATTCAATTTATCTATTTTATCTTTATGTTCAATAAGACTTTTATAATCGGGGCTTTCTTGTTTTATTTTTTGTACTTCTTTATTTAATGATTTTGAAGCAATAATTAACTCGTAAATAGTATCTATATTATTACTATCCTGGGGATTAGGAACATCTTTTATTGTTTTAGATCTCCTTGCCATAAAGGGGGCAGCCTTAATATACGCAACAGGAATATCAGCAAGTGGTGCAAATGTAACAGCAATAAATTCAGCAGTTATTTCAAAATTACCTGATTTACTATTGAATTTTGTATTTTGTTTTAATAAATGTAATAAATAAGTTAAACTTTTCCCAAAATAACCTTTAATGGTTAATTCAAATTCTGGTGGTGGGAATTGAAATAATACTGCATATTTTGAATTTGCTCCAACATTAAATAAACTTGACCCTCTTATATCAACAAAACTAATTGTTACTTTTGGTATATAACTTGTATTAACATCAATATTTATACTTGTAATTCCAAAACCCTCTGGTTCATTACCTGATGTATGTGGGCCACTTATTTCTGACCAGTTCGTTGTAAATGCTTTTGTTTTTTCATCAAAACCTAAAAAATTAACTTCAACCCCTTCAACCCCTTTTCTACTTTCTATTGTAAGACCACCACCTTCTTTATCTTCAATAATACTTCTTCCTCTTGTTTTAACTCTAAGATTTACATAAATATTGGTTTCTTCCATCTTAGGAATACCACCATCAAATGCTTTTAATGGATCAATTAATGCCATTGAAAATATATTTTTTTATATAAATATTTGAGAATGATTTTTAATAAAAAACAATATTATAACTTTAAATAATTATTTAATACTTGATGATATTGTTCAATTGTTTGTTTAAAAGGAAATGGAATTCGTATAATAGTACCATCTGGAATATCTCCATCCAGTGACCATTGAGGATTTGCAAGTAAAATTAGAAATCCATGTGTGGATGTTCCATAATATTTTTGACTTAATTTATCCATTCTACTAAAACCTAATCTCCAAACTTCTTTTTTATCTGATAGTTTTCCTGGAATTGGAATAAACGGTACATTTTTAACCTGTCCGTTTTCTCTCAAAAGTTGATATCTGTCATAATATTCTGCCATAATTAATTATTTTTATATTTATCATATAACAATTCATGAGTAACAATTAATGTTAAATCACCAATTGTTTTTAATAGTTCTAAATCTTCATCCCAAATATTAATATCCAAATCGCTCTCAACTTCACATAAATAAGCCAAAATTTCTCCGAATTCATCACCTTCTAATTTATCTGATTTTTTAAATTTTTTATTTTTACTTATAAAATATTTTTTTAAATATTCATAACACTCATCATAAGTTAAATTATCTATTTTTTTTAATTCCGATAAAATTTTATTTAATTGATCTATCATAATCTTCTTTTTTAATCATAAAACTTATATTACCCACTAACCTATCTTTTTCATTAAAAAGATAAAAATCATAAAAATGTTTATTAATTATATATTTATATACTTCAATTTTTTTTTCTCCTTCTGATATAAAATAAATAATTCTTACATCATATTTATCAATATATTTTTTTAAATAATGAAAAACAACTCTAAATATTAAAAATTGTTCATGTTCATTTGTTATTATTCTGGCATCAATTTTACCATCTTTATAAATTCCAAATCTTACTTTATATACTGGTTTATTCCCATTATATTGTTGTATTGTTTTTATTGTTGTTTCTCCAAGTTTACTATCAAAATTATCAATAATTGCCTCTAAAACATAATTATTCATATTTGTAGAAAATGTTATAACTATTTCTTTTCCATTATCCTTTAATATTTTTACATTTTTTATATCATTTTCTGAAACATTAAGATCAGAAAATATTTCTGATAATATTATATTTTCATCAATAATATTCTCTATTAATCTTTTAAATTGATTTTCTGTTAATTTTATTTTCATTTTATATAAATAGATTGTATAATCTAAATAATTTTCTTTTTAATTTTTCTCCTTGTTTATTAATAAATAGTTGATATTTTTTCATTAATGAATTAACTTGGTCTGGTGTTAACAACATAACATTTCTATCTGATTTTAGGTATTTATTTATGTTTTCTTTTTGTTTTGAAATTAGTTTATTAAATAATGTAAAATAAACTATTTTTTCATATTCATCTATCCCTTTTAATCTATTATTAAAATCTTTAAAAATATTATAATTAATCATTTTCCATGACAATCCATATCCATTTGTATTTTTAATATTTATAGTAAACCAATTTCTCATAGTTTCATCATTTTTTAACATTTTTCTTTTAAATCCTTTTTCTCCAAGCTTATGTTTTAGTATACTATAAGTTCCTGCCACTGTTGCATTAATTTCTGATTCTTTTGATCTATCCATTAAATCTTTAAAATAATCAATTATATTTTCATTTCTTTTAACAACTTTTTTTGATATATCTGATGCAATTAAATAATCTATCATTTTTTCTGACCTTTCTTTTCCAAGAACAAAAAATTGTAAGGCATGATTCATTTCATGATAAACATCTTCTTTAATATCTCCATTTATAATTGTAAAATATAAAACAGCCCCTTGATTTGTTGTTTGAGATTTTTTAATATCAAAATAACTTACATTTTCTTTATTTGTATAATTAACTATAATTTTATCTATTTTAACCTTATTTAATTTGGGTAATTGGTTTTCAGTAAAAGTATATATATCATAATGTTTATCTTTTATATAATTTATAATATAATCAGATAAATTATTAACATCATTATGAATCCCCAATTCTTCTTTTATTAATTGTTTTAATTCTTGTTCGGTTATTTTGATAGTTTCATTCATTTTATTATAACTTATAATTTATATTTACTTTACTATCTTTTAAATCATCCTGCAGTGGAATATTACCAGTTAAACTATTACCACTATCCACACTAATTAATTTTCCCTCACTACTTTTCATATTATTATAATTATTATTTAATGTGGTAACAGAATTACTCATTGACGTGAAAGAAGTTCCTGTTGTAAATAAAACATATCTATCATCTATATTATCTGATTGAACTTTTAATAAGTTCCCCCAGACATCATCAAAATCCCTTTTATACTTTTTTAATCTTCTGTTATATAAACTTATAACACTTCTTTTGTCATCCAATTCTCTGGAAATAATAAAACAAGTATTTGTTTCACCAGTATTTGGTGTATTATCTGCACAATTATATGTGTCATTTATTTCTTTAAATAAATCATATACATGATTTAAATCAAATGTTCCCCATTTATTTAAATCAAATAGATCTCCTTTTAATTTACTTACAAATGTTTTTATAGTATTATCATTGTTATATTTATTAAAAAAATTATTACTTTCAAGTTGTTGTTTAATTTTTATTATATCACTGGACCAATTGATTAAAATATCTTTAACATTATTGAGAACTTGTTCATAATCAATTGATTTACTATCAATTAAATCACCAACAACCTGAGTATTTCTAACTGACTGTTGATTTTGAGTTCTATGTAAATCTGAAAAAATTGACATTTTATATGATTACCTTTTTTTATTTCTTATCAATTCATGAGTAACAATTAATGTCAAATCATTAATTGTTTTTAATCCTTTTAAATCTTCATCCCAAATATTAATATTTAAATCTTTCTCCAACATACAAAATAACCATAAAATACCATATCCGTCTCCATCTTTTAATTTATTTGATTTTTTAAAATTCATAATTTCTGACATTATTTCTTTTAAAATATCATAACATTTATTATATGTTAAATTATCTATTTTTTTTAATTTTAATATTTTATTTTTTATTTGTTGATCTGTCATAATCTTCTTTTTTAATCATAAAACTTATATTACCTATTAATCTATCTTTTTCATTAAAAAAATAAAAATTTTTAAAGTGTTCATTAATTATGTATTGGTACAATCTAATTTTTTGCTCTCCTTCAGATATAAAATAAATAATTCTTATATCATATTTATCAATATATTTTTTTAAATAATTAAAAACAACTTTTAATATTAAATATATTTCATTATAATTTGTTATAGTTCTGGCATCAATTTTACCATTCTTATAAATTCCAAATCTTACTTTATAAACTGGTTTATTTTCATTATATTGTTGTATTGTTTTTATTGTTGTTTTTCCAACTTTACTATCAAAATTATCTATAACTCCTTCTAAAACATAATTATCTATATTCGTAGAAAAAGTTATAACTATTTCATTTTCATTATCTTTTAATATTTTTACATTTTGTATTTCGTTTTTAGAGATGTTAAGGTCAGAAAATATTTCTGATATTATTATATTTTCAATTAATCTTTTAAATTGGGATTCTGTTATTAATATTTTCATAATATTTATATATGAATATTCTATTTTTATATAGCAATAAATCTATTATCTGTTGTACGTTTAATGGTTCCTCTCTCTATTAATTCACTTATTAACGTGTCTCTTGTACTAGTTGGATTAGTTTCCAATTCTTTATCAATTCTCCATTCTGCAAGTTCAAAAGAATTTTCTTGATGATTAGCATAAAATTTACTTGAAATTGCATTTTGTAATTGAGTAATTGGTTCTTTTAAACTTGCTCCGCCTATAATATTACAGTTTATGTTAACATTACATAACATTGGTTGTACTCCACTTCCTTCTGGATTTAAATCCCATATTAAAGGATCATAAGAAAAACCAATATTATTAATTATAATTCTACAATTAAAAAAATCACCAATTCTTAATACACAAACTGGCATCCTACCAAATACACTATTTTTTGGTAAATCTTCATCTTTTCCATTACTTGATGTTGTAAATGGTTTTCCTTGTCTTGTACATTGATGTAAAAATGTTAATCTTTTATTAAAATCTTCTGGAGTTTGAGAGTGAAATCCGGGATGAAAATAATCAATTTTTTGTTTATATGAATTAAATACAAATGGGTCATTTTCTTTTAATTCTTTAAAATATAAACACTCACCACCTATAAAATTGCCAGCTCTTTGTTCATTTAATTGTTTTTCAATATTATCAAGTTTATCTATAAGTAATTTTTTTTCTGTTTGATTTAATTCTTCAGGATCAACATTTGGATTTATTTCTAACCAAACTTTAACAAATCTTTCTTTTATTTGGTTTTCAGTATTTTTATTTTCTTTTAATTCATCACCCCCCTTACCTAAATTACTTTCTATAATCGTATTAATATTTGAATCATCTTGTTTTGTTTTACTATATTCTTTAAATGTGTCGCCTCGTTCCTCTAAAAATTTTTTAACAGCGTTTATTCTACTTTTTGCTAATTTATTATTAAAATCATCGCTTCCAACTTTACTTGTATGGCCTTCCAATTTTAAATCATAATTTTTGGCATCACTACTATTATTTAAAAATGTAACTAAATCTGAAGCATCATTTTCTATATTTTTATTTAAATCTAATGATGGAATTCCATTATATGATGAATCAAAAGTATCTTGAGATTCTTTATCAGAATGATCAAAATAAAATTTAATCGAATCTGATTCTGATTTTCCTGGTCCTGTATATTTCTCAAGTTCAATATTTGTTTCTGGTTGTTCCAGCGATTTAGATATTTCTTCTTTTTTAACATCCAGTTTATTAATATCTTCTTGAGATAACGGCCTTGCTTGGGTTTTTGATGGTTCATCGGATCCAGCAAAAAAAGTATCAGCATCATTTCTATTTGAATCAATATTTGATCTTAAATTTGATGGATAATCAACAATCAATTTAAATTGAAAGTTTAATGTTCTTTCAGAATTATTATAAGTATAAACTGGTTCACCACGAGCAATAAAATCCGTTCTTTCCCAACTTGCATTTATGTTTTCATCCAATCCGATATCATAAGGTGGAAACCACATAATTCTTCCTTTATTTGGGCCAATTTCACATAATGGTAAACTCTGTAAATCATCAATATCCCATGCGAGATTTTCAATTGAAAACATCATCGGTTTCATATTTACATCTATCTTTTTGTCCTTATTGATTCCATTAAAAGGTCCAACTGGATGTATTCTTGGTATTCCTATATTATTTAATACAGAATTAGTTTTTAAATTACTTAAATTACCTTCTCTTATTAGATAATGGTTGGAACTTCTTATTGCTTTTTTATATGAATCATATTGATCCGTTTTAATCCATGATCTGGTAATAACAACTTTACCATCTTTTAATTTTAAAAGTTTTCTACCTTTCGTTTCTTGTTTATCGTCTAATTCCATCTCTCCATGACCGAATTTATGGCTTATTCTTTTGCCAACAGCATGTCCACTATCAACAATATCTTGTGTAAATTTTAATAATCCTCTCCAACCAGTACCAGCAAGTTCTTCACCTCTACCTTGTTCCCACCCTCTTAAATCATCTGATGATTGTTGTAAAGAATCTTTTAAATTTTGTTTAAAAAAATTATCAACTTGTTTTTCTGTTGGAAACCCTAAAGAATCTTCTAATCTTTGTTGTGGGGATAAAGCATTTCCAATTCCTTTATATTTTGGATCATTAATTACTACATGTTTTCCTGTAACATCTGTTGGAACATAATTTACAGGGTCATAACTATGAGGTAGTGTTGTTTGAGTATCGCTTGTTTCATTTTTATTTGGAAATAACCATTTATTTATTTTACCAATAACTTTTGTTAAAAATCCGCCAACACCAAATCCCTCAATTCCTTGTGGACTATATATATTTTGTTCAATATTTTGTTTTAATAAACTAATTTGCCCAGAACCAGTTCTTTTAATTAATTCTTCTGGTGTAACAAATGATTTTTGACCATATATATCTTCCAAGGGATTTTTATTTGATTCAAAACCAGTAAATAAATTAACATAATATTCAGTATCTCTTTCACCAGAGGGTAATTTTGTAATAATAAATTCTTGAGCTGGTCTAATAAGAGGTTCTTTTGGTCCTAATCCTATTTTTCCAGCAATAAATCCACCAAGATTAATTGTTGGCAATAAATTTTTTGTTAATTGACCAGCAACTCTTCTTGTAAATTCCAATACCAATCTTGAATTGGCAATCTGAATCATTGGTGTTTTTGGTCCAACCCCCAAAAATCTACCTAAAACAGTATTTTCAAAATTAACCAAACTTCCCAAACCTATCTGACTTACCACATCTTTTAATATTGGGGGGGATTGTTGTTCCATTGTGAATAAATCATATTCATTTGTAGGCTTCCATAAAACATTTTTTGATAATTGTTCATTTGCTAGAGTTTCCAAATTACTTCCTGCCAATTCTGTATTTAGTTGAACAGTAGTCTGATCTGAATTAATTGTATCATACTCATTACTTTTTGTAAACTTATTTACATTGGTTACACTTGAACCGTGAGGATTAAGTTTTGTTGAATCTTGTTGTATTTGTGAACCGTGTGGCATTAAAAGTATTTTTATATAAATATTTGTTTTTTTAATTTATTTTACTTATCTTTGTATTATTAAAATGTAAAACATGGAATCAAAAAGAAAATGGTATAAAAATAAAAAAAATCACTTGGGGCTTGACTTTGTCATTTATTATGTTTATCTTTGTATTTTAAAATTAAATAATTTATTAACTAAAACAAAAAATAATAAAATGACAGCAACAATCAAAAGAGTGCCAAAAGAAACAAAATTGGCAAGAATTATTGGAAAAAATCTTCCAGATGATGTTCTCACATATTTGAGAAAGAACCCTAAACAAGTTTACACAAACTTTAGAAGGGGGACTTCCATATTTGGAAGAAGAACACCTGATGTTTCTCCAGTAACAGTAAAGAGGGTTTTAAAGGATAGAAAAACTATCCGTAAAGAGTGGGAATCTCTTTATACCCCAACACAACTTAGAACGTTTTCACTTTATAATTAATTTTTTAAGTTTCATGGTTTTTAAGTTGGTTAGACCCCCACTCTTTAATTAGTTTGGGGGTTTAATTTTTTATTAATAGAATATTTGGAAATGTGATTTATTTTACTTATCTTTGTAATTAATTAACTAAAAACACAAAAAATATGAAAACAATACAAATTTCAACAGTGGAAAATATTCTTCTTAATATGCAAGGAGGATTATTACCAAAAGATTTAACAAAAAAAGAAATTAATCTTTTAAAAAAAGAGTATGGTGAAAATTGGTTTGAAGAATTGGGATATAATGAACCAGAATATAAAAAACCAAAATATTAGATAACACTATGAAATGGATATTATTTATCTTATCAATAATTATTTTTGGAAGTTTATTATCACTTTACCAATCATTTATTATATTGGAGATTTCAAGGTATTTTTCCATTGGTTTTATCTCACAATTCACAATTTTTCAAATTTTTGCTATTTTATGTTTAATTAATATAATAAATTACAAACATAAAGATAAAGAAACAAAACCATTTACTGGGCAAGTTCAAATGGCCATTAAAGACCTTACTGAAAAATTTATAAATCTTTCAGTAGGTTGGCTAATTATATATGTGATATCATTAATAATATTATAAAAAATGAAAGAGTTTTACTATACATATTCGAGAAAACATAAATTATCTGTGGTAGGATATGTCAATAAAAAAGAAAATAACTTCCAAATTGGAATTTCCAAATGTTCAGATAAAGATGAATATAATAAAAAATTTGGTAGAGAGATAGCAAAAGGAAGATCAATAAAAAATCCTTTTTCAATATTTAGTTTGGATAATAAAGAACAACCTGAACTTCTTCAAATACTTTTTGATACAAGGGATACAATAATTGGAAAATCTGATAAATATATTGAAACATGGAAAAAATATAAACTTTTAAGTAAAATAATATGAAATTATTAGATAAAATAAAAAAATTAAAAGAGGGGGGTTTAATTACAGAAAAGGAATATAATGAGATTAAACAAACCCTTAAAAATCAAGGTCTTCAGGATTTAACAAAAAATGATTCTTATAATGTTGATAATCATGAACTACCAGAACAAGGGAAATTAACAAATCACGAACAAAAAATAATTAATAAATATAAAGATAAAGGAATTGATTTTACAAATCTTGTATTAATCTTAAATCAATTTGAAAAAGAATACAAGGAAAAATATAATAAGAAATGAAAATAATTCTTTGGATAATTGTTTTTATTTTGATTATAGTTCTGTTATTTGGACGTGATGATGATTTCATGGGTTATTCTTAACCTACTAACCTTTATTTATTATAATAAACTCTTTCAAATTGAACTTCTGCAACGGTAGATGCTGTTTTTTTACCAACTACAGTTGAATCCATCTCCGCAGTAAAATCTATATTTAATGCAACATTTTTATCCTTAAATTCAACCTGAAGAGGTCTTGAACCAAATAATTCACCCAAACCACCAAAAGCACTTGCTGCAATTGCCATATTTCTTAATGATTCTGCAGTTTGTCTTATTTCTTTTAATTTACTTGAATCTATTGCATTTACTGATGTTTTAATTGTATCAAAACCCTTACCAATATTTGGAATGTTTGCCTCAGATAATGTTTTCATTGCACCCCCAACAACCCATAACGAAGCACCCATCGCTGCCAGACCAGCAACTCCAGCACCAAATATAAGAGCACCAATTCCACCAGTCGCAGTGAATGTTAAACCCAAACCATAAATTGCAGATGTTAATCCTAAAATTGCAGTACCAGCAATTCCCAATGTTTCCCAACTTATACCTTCAAATTGTTGTAATGCTAAACCAACTAATGATAATCCGCCGGCAGCAATAGAAAGTATTGCTGCCCCTTTAACTATTCCACCAAAACCAATTCCACCAAATAAATTTCCAATAATGCCACCTTTAGGCATACCTTTTGACATTGCTGAAAATTTACCCATATTCTTACCCATTATACTCATTTGTAAATTCATTTTTCCCAAAGAGATTAAAGAACTTAATATTGTTCCTCCAAACATTGTAAATGCACCCATTGCAACAGTACCAAACATAATAAATCCTTTACCTAAACCACTAACACCTTCTGTTACTTTTTGAATCCAATTTGTTACTTTATTTAATCCACTTAATAATGGTAAAAATGCACTTTTTATTGTGTTTGTTAAATTAATCCAAACCGCTTGAAAATCTTGGGTATCTTTTGCCCTTTGTTCTATTGATACTCCAGCAGATTTAAATGAATCAAGTTCTGTTTTTGATATTTTACGAATATCTATTGCTCTTTTTGGATTGAACGGATCAACAATTTCAAATATTTTTAAATCTTTATTCCACTCAGCCTGACCTTCAATTAAATTTTTATATTCTTTATTTGTTCTAGCAAATCCAGGAATACTTTTTTGCATAATATTAATTTGTGCTGTTCTTCTGGCTTGCTCTGCAAGTTTTTCAATAGGAATTGATGTTGCTTCTGAAATTATTTTTAATCTATCAAATCCAGTGCTAAGAATCTCAAATTCTCCTTCTTTATTTAAAATAGAAATATCTTTTGTCATTTCTTTTATCATTTCGGCAAACTGTTTAGGAGAATTCCTTGCAGCAAAAAGAAGCTTAAATGGATCAGCAACAGCACTTGCGGCACCACCTGCAAGACGAAGTTGGGCTGAAAGTTCTACGACTGATCCAAGATATCTTCCTTTTTCCATTGAGCTTAAAGTATCAGAAACATCCATTTTAAATTTGGTTGAAAATACAACAAGTTCAGATAATTCTTTTATTCCTCTTTTAAAATGAAATTTTGATAATGCTGAAAAATTATTTGATATTGATTTTAAAATTTTATCAGCATTTAATGCCATTCTTTCTGAAGTATTTAATACATTTTCTATTTCTTTATTTGCTCCCATTGCATTAACGCCAATTTCAGAAAATTTTGCAGCCAATCTTCCAGCCTCAACATTCCCAAGAGACGTTCCAGCTGCGAGTTCTGCAATAAATTTTTGAGACTGCTGTGTCATTAATCTGGCACGGCCACTTTCATCCGCATAAGAGGTTATCATTTCAGTAATATCTTTAAGTCCCTTTCCTAAATTTCGAACTTCAAAGGTGGTATTAGCAACAGATTCCTGTAATATTTTTGATTTTTGACCTGATATTGCAAGTTGAAGATTTGTTTGTTTTACTGCTTTTTGTTGTTCAATTAAATGACTTAATATATATTTTACTGAAAGTTCTTTTTCTATATCAAGACCAGATAATTCTTTAGTTACTAACCACATAGAATTTAATCCAGCCCCAATTAACTTTCCTAATGTTACTTGTTTACTTAAAGAAGATAATCTTGTATTATCATACCGTATAAGATATGATACAGTATCAAGTTCTTTCTCTAAATTTTCTAATTTTTTAGTTTGAGTTTTTAATTCTTTACCTTTTAATCCTTTTAATTTTTCTTGTTGTTTATTTGCTTGTTCGTTTAATGACACCCATAACTTTTGTTGTATATTAATTTGTTCATTTAATTTAGATATATTTTTTTGAGTGTTAAAATATTGATTTAAATTCATAGCAATATCTTTTGAATATTCATTTTCTTGTTTTAATAAATCAAGTTTTATTTTTAACTCCCTTATATTTTTTTCATCTGCCATAATATAAAACTATTTTTTATATAAATATTTTGTTAAATTTTTTTTATAAAAATTGGTTTTTTTCTATTTTACGATATATTTATAATATACAGTTAAATAACTATAAAAACATATATTAAGATGAATAAATATAAAACAAAGAAAAGAATTAATTTAACAATTGATAAAGAAATATGGAAAATATTTAATATATTATCAGAAGAAAAATCAATTAACAAGAGTAAATTTTTTCAAAATTGTTGTAAAATATTTATTGAAAAAAATAAGAACTATGATATTAACAAAAAAAGTTGAAGTAAAAATTAATAATAGTGCAATAAATTATTATAAAAATTTAGGATATAATGTTAAAACGGGGCAAGTAATTACCATTCCAATCAAACATTTATCAAAAGGCAGTAATATAAAAATAAAAGTACAATGCCAAGAATGTGATAAAATAAACACAACTGGATATAGTAGTTATAACAGACAGATTAAAAAACATGGATATTATACTTGTAAAGGCATATGTAGTACAAAAAAAATTATAAAAACGAGTCTTGAAAAATATGGAACAAAAAATCCAGCGCAATCTGACAAAGTTAAAAATATAACAAAAAAAAATAATATGAAAAAATACAATGTTGAATATATAATGCAAATAGATGAATTTAAAAATAAAATGATTAATACAATGTTTAATAGATATGGGGTTAGTAGTTTTACACAAACAGAAGAATATATTATAAAAACCAATGAAACTAATATGAAAAAATATGGAGTACCTTGGTCACTTCAATCTGAAAATAATAAAACAAAATCTAAACAGACTAAAAAAGAACTGTATGGCAATGAAAATTATAATAATCCAGAAAAAAGAGATCAAACAAATATAGAAAGATATGGAGTAAATACCCCATTACAAAATAAAGATATTAAAAATAAAATAGAAATTTCTAATATAAAAAAATATGGTTCCAAATATCCAATAACCACGCCAGAAATCAAACAAAAATCAAAAAATACACTATTTAAAAATTTTGGCGTTAAAAATACTTGGGATTCAAAAGAAATTAGTGATAAAGGAAGAAAAACTAAAAAAGAACTGTATGGGGATGAAAATTATAATAATCCAGAAAAAATATCAAAAACACTTCTTAATAAAACAGAAGAAGAAAAACAAATATCAGTAAAAAAAAGAAAAAAAACTAAAGAAAAATTATATGGAGATCCTAACTATAGTAACAGAAAGCAATCAGAAAAAACTTGTTTAAAAAAATATGGAGTAAAAAATGTGTCTCAAGATATAATAATATATAAAAAAATATTATCTAAATTATTTACAACAAAAAATTACATTTTACCCTCTGGCAAAATTGTTAAAATTCAAGGATATGAAAACATAGCATTAGATTTATTGTTAAAAATTTATAATGAAAATGTTCTGGTAGTTGAAGATAAAAAAATTGAAGATATTATAGGAAAAATATATTATATAAAAGAAAACAATAAAAAAGGAAGATATTTTCCAGACATTTATATTATTTCAGAAAATAAAATAATTGAAGTTAAAAGTGATTATATTTTTAAACTTGATAAAAATAATAATTTATTAAAAAAACAAAAATGTTTGGAAATGGGAATAAATTTTGAATTTATGATTTTTAATGGTAAAAAACAACTATTAACTGAACAAGAGGTTAATAGTTTAATTAATACTTAAATAGACAATTTTCTTCCCAACAATCTTTCAAGCCTTTTATCCCCCGCAGCCCTTCCTGTTAATTCAGTAATTAAATCATCAACCACATCAGACATATTTTTATTTGATTGTTGGGATATTTTAGGACGATTTGCAATCTCATCAATAGTTGGGGCATCATCATAATAATCAGGACCTTTTTCTGATTTTTCTTTTCTTATTGCTGATAGTTCTTTTGCATGATTTTCCATTTGAATATCCTCAGAATTCAAAATTTTTACATTTTCATCAGAAGATTTCAATATTTCTTCTTTAAGACCGTCAAATTCCTGTTGGGTAATAACTTTATCCTTTAAAAGTTGTCCCAGCTCCGTTAATTGTTCAATTTTTTTCATTGTTTTTATGTTTTAATTATTAAATAAATATCATTTTATAGTACAAAGGTAAGTAAAATAATTGACATTTCCAAGTAAAAAGTGAATTATTTTTAAAATAAATAGATATTTATATAAGAATATGAATATTTTAACAAGAGACTATTTAAAGAAATTTCATAAATTATCAAATTATGATCTTTCAGGTGAAATTATAAAAGAAGAAAAGGAATTGCTTGAAGAAGGCTGGCTGGGAAGAATTGCTGGTCTTTTGGGTATTACCGTTGCCTCATTTAGTTCAGCAATATCTCAAAAGGTGGATGTGCAACAATTATCAAATAAAGTTGATTCAGAAACATTAAATAAAATTGAAATGGCAATGAAAGATCCATCAGTTGAACAAAAACTCAATCAACTGGGTGTTCCTGATAATAATATTCAAAGAGTAATTAATAGATTAGAAAAAACAAGAAAAGTTAGTGGAGTTAAAGAAAAACAAGTTTTAAGTGATCAGGAATTAGTAAACTTATTAAAACGAGAGTGGAATTTAACTGGGGTACAAACTGATACAATAATTGATACTTTAAAAGTAATAGCACCAGATACCACATCCTCTCAATACTTATTAAATTTTGGAGATTCTACATTTTTTGAAAGTGGTGGATATAATTTAAATAATCAAGAAATACAAAAAATAAATAATGTTGTTGATTTTATACAACAAGAAGGGAATGTTCTATTAAATATAACAATAGAAACTTCAACCGATAAACAAGGATTATCTATTAATTTACAAAATAAATTAGAAGATCTAGGTTATTCAAAAAATAATAATGGTCTTTCTCAAGCAAGAAATAATCAAATAAAACAAATATTAATTAAGCAAGGGATTAATGATAGTTTAATTGGACAGGTAATATTATCAGAACAAGGAACTCAAACAATTGATCAAAATGCAAGATATGTTAAGGTTAGATTTAATATTATTAATATTAAAAAAGATATAACATTTAAAGAGAAAGAAGAAATAAAAACAACATATAAAAATACTTATAATCTAATATATTTTTATGCCAAATCAAAACAAATAAAAGAAAAACCTAAAATTAAATTACCTTCTTGCAAAATAAAAATAAAATTGTTTAAAAAGGAAAGTTATTGCCCAGCATATCAATAAAATTATTAATTTTTATTAAAAACGTGCTCAGCATTATTTGTTGTTTTTTCACATATCCCATTAAATGTTGACCAATACATTTTAACTGATGAAGTAATTATTTTATTATTAAAATTTATTATGTATTTTTTTTCTATAATGCTACATGCGCCATATATTAGATTTTTATCTAATAAAAATTCATTATGTCCCCTTGAAGTTTTCCATCCATCCATAATTTTTTCTATAATATAAAACATATCACGGATATTAGTATCATAAGTCCCAAAGTAAAAATTTTCACCCCAGCACATAATATCATTTTTATTTTTTACATATTTATTAAATCTATCTTTTAATGTTTTCAATTGTAAAAAATTATCTTTTTGATTTTCTTTATGCCCAGCATATGCAATTATAGAATCTTTATCATCTATTATTGAATCGGTTTGTAGTGATAAATATGTTGAATGATGGACAGACATATTATATACTTCTTCGTTCCAAATAAGTTCATTTAGTCCATTTGATACTCTGTATTCATTAATTTTTTCAAATAATAGAGAATCATATTTGGTTTGTGAGAATAAATTAAACCAAATAAAAGTTAAAAATAATATCATTATAAGTTTTTTCATTGTTTTTATGTTTTAATTATCAAATAAATATCATTTCATAATACAAAGGTAAGTATAATTTTTGACATATCCAAATTATTTCAAAGAAAAATCAATTATATTAACTAATTCATTATCTAGAAATTCTTTGTTTATAGTACCGTCAGATAATTTTTTAGATACCCTATCAAAAAATCCCCTTACTAAAGGTATTAATCCCTCAATGTTAATATTTTCTTTTGAAACTAATCCTTCTTTTTTAATCATTGCTATCTCTATCCATTTTTCAAAATTTTCTTCTTCTGGTTCTACTGGTCCAGTATATAATAAATCAAAGTAGATTTCTTTTTTTAATCTTTTGTTATTAGGCTTTGTTCTATATATATTTAATTGAAGTAGTTTTCCTACTATTTCTTTTTTCCAGTGATTTACATTTTCTTTTTCATGTGGAAAAGTTATAATATAAAATATATGATTCAAAATATCATCAGAAATATTATTTAAAAGAATTTCCAGTCTTTTCCTCTCAACTGCCAATTCAGTCATAAGAATTGATTCGTATATGGACATTAATTTCATTTTCTTTAAATTTAATATTTTTAATTGTTAATTAGAATACAAAGGTAAGTATAATTTTTGACATTTCCAAATATAAAGTGAATTATTTTAATAGTTAATTAATGTTTTCATTCTATTCAATTGTTCATATAAACCAGACCCATAATAAATTTTTTTATTTATTTCTTCTAATATTTTTTTAAAATTAGTCCAATATTTTTTATCTTGTGGTTTAGATTTTTTTATTACTACTTCTAATTTTTCAATTAAACATTGATTAATATCGTATTTATTACTTTCTTTCCAACACATATTATAAGCTTTTGTTTTTTCAAATTCTTTCATTTGAGCCGTATAAGTATCCTCACGAATTCCAAACCTTTTTAAAATTTCTAGTATATCAGAATTATCTAATGTTTTTTTATCAAAATAAGTCCCACTCCCACCAAGTTCTCTTGATAATTTTTCTGCTGTACTTGCGGCTCTTATTAATGGCTCAAATTCATGTGGTTGTTTTTCTGGCATCTTAAATATATTTTTATATAAATATCACTTAAATATAAAAAATTAATTATTTTTGCTATTGACTTTTTCAAATATTATGTTTATCTTTGTATTATATATTAAAAAAATAAAGAACAATAAAATGAAATTTTTATTGCTATTCTATAATCTTTAGAATTAAATAAATTATGAAAAATATATTAAATAAAATTGGAATGTTTTTGATCAAAAAACTTCATTTATTGTTAGTTATCACACATTTTAAAAAAGGGGAATTTATAACAGAAGAATCCATACAAATATTAAAAGAATGTGTATTAGACCTCAAAAAATGTAATCAAACATTAGACAGAATAGACAAGGGACTTGAAGATTATGAAATGAAATTAATAGAGGACGATTTTAATAATAAAATAAACTACAATTAATATTACCAAATATGTTCTCTTTTTAAACTACCCATTTTTTCTATTGACTTATTATGATAATCTCTTAATTTTTCAACACGTTCCTCAATTTTATTTAGTTTCTCACTTAATACTTTGACTTCTTTTTGAAGTTCCTGAACTATTTTATTGATATTGTTTTCCATAGACATTTTTGTTGGTGTTTACAAATTTACAACATTTTACTCTTTACAAAAATAAAAATTAGATTATATTTATAAAAAAAATAAAATTATGAAAAAAATAATTTACTTCTTTATACAAGTTATCACACATTTTAAAAAAACATTTCAGTATTTTGACAGACATTTTAAAAAAAGACGACAGAAAAGTGAATTTAGAAAAATGACATTAGACCATCTTGACACACTTAAAAGTTTACCAAAACAAAATAGAAAAGAATATTTAAAAAGATTGGATTATATGGAAAATACATTAGGATTTCTTGGACGAGATTTTGTAGCCAGAAAACGTTTCTTCAACAGACTTCAAAATTTCTTCAATTGAAATATAATCCATTAAAATTATGTTTTGGAATTCATATAAGTTTTTAGGTTTTATTTGTTCTTCAAAACGTCTCATAACATCACCGTTACGTGAAGATAAAATATTATAATACATATCATCAGTTATGACTGTAAATTTATTAGGGTTGTTTCTTTTGACAATATCAAAAATTTTATATGAATATGTGTCAAAATTTTTATTTTCAAACAAATTTCTTAACTCTTTGACTTGACTTTTATTAAAATATTTAATACCAAATAAAAAACGATATTGTTTACTTGATTTAATTTTGTTAAACATATTAAAAAAATTAAAGGGGTGTTTTATCCGATTAAACTACAGGGACATTTTATTCATTATCAAATTCATTAAAAAATTCCTCAAATGTAATATTCAAATATTTACAAATCAAATCCAATGTTATTATCCCAATATTTCTGTTTGCCAGTTCAATTCTTCCTATGTTTATTCCAGTATCAAAAAAAAATACTTCCTGTGTTATTTTTCTTTCCTCTCTTAACTGTTTTATTCTCAAACCTATTTTCTTCAACAATATCTCATTTTTCCTCTTTCCCATGATAAAAAATTTGTGGGAAAGAACAGATTAAATAAAAAAATTATTAAATACCATTTGGTATTTTCAATAATTATGTTTTTCTTTGTCGGTTTAAAAATGAGAAAAAAAAGTCAAAATATATTTTTTCATATTATTTTTCCTTTATTTGTTGGGGGAATGATATATATTCTGTTTCGTAATGAAAATCTATTAATGTTCAGATGGTTTGAATTTTGGGGACTAAATGATTTAATATTGAATATAAGAAGATTGGTTAATGGTATTCAATTATTTGAATGGGTTTTATATTCTTTACCAAATGGTTTATGGATTTATTCTTTAATATCATTTATGATAATATTATGGAATAAGAAAATAAATTTGGATAATATTTTATGGTTTATTATAATAATATCATTGGGGATTTTTTGGGAAATATGTCAGGGAATTGAAATTATAAGTGGTACATTTGATTGGATTGATTTGATTTTTTGTTTTGTTTTATCCGTTATTTCTTTATTTCAAATTAAAATTATTAACCTTAAAAAAATATAAAATTATGAAAACAATAAAACATTTAATTTCGGTATTGATTATTGGGTTTTTTATTATTATAGGAGTAGGAAGTAATAATGATAATAATACAACCAAAACAGAGGAAAAAGAATATAATTATGTACAATGTTGTAAAAATTGTAAAGGTAAGGGTACTGTTAGAGAATTTAGTAACAAAACTTATGATTGGGTGTACAGTTCTTGTCCAAATTGTAATGGTACGGGAGAAAATATTTATAAAGAAAAAGGTCAATGGAGATGTTTGTAACTAGAAATTATAAATTCTCCTTTGTTATAAAATCTATAAATTATGAAAACAATAAGACACATTTTATCAGGGTTATCTATTATATTTTATATTTTTCTAGGATTTGGAAGTGATGATTCTACTTCATCAACTGATGAAACAAAAGATAACTCAACAAGAGAAAAAAAATCAACATGTTGTTGTCATTGTTATGGGTTGGGTAAAAGATTAAATGAAATAACAGGTGAATATGGAATATGTAATTCTTGTGATGGAACTGGTAAAGATATATATAATGTAACTGGTAGATGTAATTGTAACTAGTAAATATAATTATCATTAAAAATTATGAAAAATTTATTTTTAATAGGATTTCTTATAATACAAATAATAAATACATATTCACAAACATATTCAGTGGAATATATTCGGTCTGAAACAACGAAATACTTGGAAAGATGTAAAGGAAGTATGTTATATCTTTATGGAGATAAAACTCCTTCTATGTGTAAAAACTCTCCTTACTGGGGTAAGAAAAAAATATACGAGCCAGAGATGATTGACGAAACCACCTATTCAGGTAAAATGATCAGATATTTTGAGGGGACAAATAATATTTGTACAATTTCCTATTACTCAACTGGAAAAGAAACCAAAGATATTTTATTTCATCCAGATGGGACGATTTATTCAATAATAAAATATCAATATGGGAAAAAAGAAGGGGAAGTAACTTTTGTTGACAGAAAAGGGAAAATAATATTAATAGGTAACTATGAAAATGACGACCCTGTTGGTAATTGGTATACTCCTACTTGGTGGGATAATGGTTTTCCTATTACAAGTTCTTATGCCCGTAATCAATTTCCAGGTGCCATAGATGAAATGGTTCAAATAATACAATTTTATAAAAATAGTCATTATAGATTTATAGGTAATTTAGATATTCAAAATTGTGAATAAATTATTTCTTTTCATCATTTTATTATTCTCGTTAAAATCAGACAGAATATTTATTAACACTGACTGTTCTTTCAAAGGTCATAAACTATACGGAAAAATACAATATGTTGACAAATTCCCTGACGTTAAAGTACAGGTAGTTGATAATTTTCCAGATTTAAAAGTACAAATAGTTGACAATTTCCCAGACAAGTGTGGAAAATGGAAGATTGTTAAAGAATTCCCAGACCTTAAAGTTCAAATTGTAAAATCTTTCCCAGATATTAAAATTCAGTATGTTGACAAATTTCCAGGGTTAAACAAAAATTAAATCTTTGTCTCTAAAAAAAGAACAAGTCAAAGAATTGTCTGAATTATTAACAGATGAGGATATTTTTATAGTTTTTATAAAACTTGTAGAATTTTTACAGTCAGAAATTAATGAGTTTATTGGTTCCAATAAAAATGAAATTGTTAAAGATTTTATGAACTCTAGTTTTGTTAAACATGATTATTCTGAAATATCAAATGAAAATAAAGAAGAAATTTTAAAATTGACCTATTATCACTTAAAACAATACTTTCTAAAAAAACTAGATAGAACAACTTAATTTTTTCAATCTATCATTAACGTCTTTAATTATCCAAGAAATTGTTAACATATCATAAAGTATTTTTGATTTTTCCATCTCACATTTGACACCTTTTGTTTTCCATAAATAACATGGATGAACTAACATTTTTTCAATAGTATCAGTTTTACAATAATCTATTTTTGGTTTTTCATTTTTCATACACCTATAAATATACAGACAAGGAATTTTTTAATATTCTGACAATAACGGAGGACATTAAAACGTGTGATAACAAAGGGTTTAAGAAATGGTTTAGGATTGTGTGTGAGGTTATTTTGAATTATTCACTTACTTTTGTGTTTATATGACAGTTTTGTAATTTTTTAAACCACCACTTCTCAAACCCTTAAAACGTTATTTTTTGTTAAATATTATTTACTTTTATTATTTTATTAGTATTTTTGTATTAAATAAGTAATAAAATGAAAAAAAATAAACAAACATTAAGTCAGAGAAGAAGAAAGGCAACAAAACAAAAGAAAAAACATGATAAGGATTCTAAAAATAGGCCCAAAAGATTATTAAGTTTTAAAAGGGGACGAGCACAAATGGCATATACTTTCAATAAAAAAAGAATTGAGGAAATTCAAAAGATTCTTAAAGAACAATCAGAAGGGAAAGAAAGTATTATTGAAAATAAATGAAAGGTCAATAAATAAATGATTTTTTTGAAATTAACTGATATTTATATAAATAAAATAATTATTTTTAATTAAAAATGAAAGGAGTAAAAATTATGAAAAAACTGTTTAAAATATTTCTTGGTATTGTAATGTTTATGTTTGTTACAATACAAGTGAAAGGACAAGATTCAATAGTTGATAATAAATCAATTTCTAATCTTAATGGGGTAATTACTTCATTAAAAGAGTTAAACGATAATAATTTAGTAAATATTATTAATACTTTAGAAAAATTATCTACTGAAACATTGGGAGTTTGTCAATTTCAAGAATTATCTTCAAGGGAAAAGGAAGAAGTTGTTTTTGTTATAGATAATGTTAATTTTACTTTGAGTAAAATTAATTATGGTTCCTATGATAGTGTTATTGTAAATTTGGAAGAAATATTAAAAGAATATAGCTCATATGGAAATTTGAAAAACAGTATTGTAAAATAAAGTATTGCGTCTCAGGGGTGAATGTTATCAAGGTTAGATATTAATTTATCTAACCTTTTTTTATGCGTTTTTTTGGGAAATAATTGGGTTTTTTTGATTTAATAGATATTTATAATATGAAAAATAATACATCAGTTAATTACTGACATATTCTTTTAATTAAGAATACATATTATTAATAATGAAACTTGTAGAACGACATATTAGATTAAATGATAAAGCAATAAAAGATATTTGTTTTAAATCAGCTCGTCTTTATAATTTCTGCAATTATTATAAACGACAGGCATATTTTGGTAAAATAAGTAAATTCGGGGAATATGAATTATCAAAATTACTTGGTGAATTTAATCAGGAAGATTATAGAAATTTACCAGCACAAACATCACAACAAATAATAAAATTACTTTTTAAAAACTGGAAATCATATTTTAAAGCATTAAAAGAATATAAGAAGTATCCAAGTAAATTTAAAGGAAAACCCAAGCCACCAAAATATAAAAAGAAAGATGGATATTTTATTTGTATTTTTACCAATCAGCAAATAAAATTAAAAGATAAGAATATTCATTTTCCAAAACAAACAAATATTAAACCATTAAAAACTAAAGTAAATAATATACAACAAGTTAGGATAATTCCACAAGCAACTTGTTTTATAATAGAAATAATTTATAATAAAAAGGAGGTAAAACATGAAAACATAAAAGAAGAAAATATTTTAAGCATTGATCTGGGAGTAAATAATCTTATCACAGCAATAGATAATGTCGGTAATTACCCTTTCATTATTAACGGTAAAGGATTAAAATCTATAAATCAATATTTTAATAAAAAGAAAGCTAAGCTAATGAGTTATGTTGGAGACAAAGGTACTTCAAACAAAATAAAAAAATTGACATTTGACAGAAATAATAAGATTGAAAATGCCCTACACCAGGTGAGCAGTTTTATACTTAAATACTGTTTAAAGAATAATATTGGGACAGTTATTATTGGCAAAAATGAACAATGGAAACAGAAAATAAATATTGGAACAAAAAACAATCAGAATTTTGTTTTTATTCCCCATTCTAAACTTATTAATAAAATAAAATATAAGTTGGAACTAAATAATATTAAACTTATTGAGCAGGAAGAAAGTTATACAAGCAAATGCGATAATCTAGTATTAGAACCAATACAAAAACAAAAAGTATATCTTGGCAAAAGAATAAAACGAGGCTTGTTTTTAAGCAGCATAGGTAAGGTAATAAATGCAGATGTTAATGGTGCAATTGGAATAATGTTAAAATCAAAAGTAATTCCTGAGTGTGAAAGATTTATTCAGAACATAAGGAATACGGGGTTGGGGTTTAATCCATATAGAATTAATTCTATAAAATCATTTGAACTCAAATGTAATGTTTGATGTAAAAATGAATAACCTCTAACATGTTCTTTTTAATTAAAGAACACATATTATAAATATAAATGGGTTATATAACTAAAATAGATGCGGTCCGCCAACTTAAACAATTTTCCGGTACAACAATAGTTTTAAGTGGTTCCACTAATATTAAAGAAAATTTAACTGTTATTGGGAATTTCTCAGGTGGGACAATCTCTGGTGGGACATTATTTTCTGGATCATCAGATATAGATACATTATTTATTCATAAAGGAGTTTATGAGGATTTTTATATTGATGCTATTGGGTTTACTGAATTACAAAATAGTGGAGCAACCCAGAATTCTGAAGAATATACAGGAACATCATTAAATACAGATAATTTGATTTCTGATTATTTTTCATTTACAGCCCAAACTAGGGACGAAGCAATACAGGCGAGATTAAAATTTCCAGATATCTGGGATTTGGGAACAATAAAAGCTAAAATATATTGGGATACGGATGTTGGTTCAAGAGTAGGCGATGGAGTTACATGGGGAGTTAAGGGTGGGTCATTATCAAATAGTGATGTTTTAAGTGGAGAAACAATATATGGTACTGAAGTTAATGTTTCTGATACAATAATTAATCCAAAAACTTTACATATTTCATCTGCTAGTACAACAATAGCAATAGGGGGGAATCCCATACTGAATGATCTTATTTATTTACAGGTAAGCAGAAAAGTAAATGATGGAAATGATATATCAACAAAAAGTGCAAAATTTCTGGGAATGTCTATACAATATAAACAAAAATTAACAGGAACAACTCAGTGGTAAAAAAAAATATAAATTAACTTAAATTATGGCATTTACGGTAGCAAAAGGAAAATCATTTAGCTTTAGATATAAAAACAATTACTCTTATTTATTTGATGGGGTTAATGAACGGATAAATATTAATTCTGTTAGAACTGCTCTAGCGGCAACAACTGTAGGAACTTGGAGTTGTTGGGTTAAACTTGTTGATGCAACACCTGCGGACTTTAGTGTATTTATTTCATTTGCAAATGGGGATACAACAGATATGATACAAATTTTAATTAATATTACTACTGGACTATTAAGAGTAATGGGTGTTAATAACGGAATAATTTTGTGGGATTTAAATACGGATGTTGCTCCATTTTCTGATAATGTTTGGGCGCACGTTGCAATAGTTCAAAATGGGGTTTCGCCCGTATTATATGTTAATGGGGTTGCCCCGGCTCAAACATTTAGTGTTACAACTGATAAAACAATATGGTTTAATAATTTGGTTTTAAATAATGGAAGAATCGGGGCCAGGTTTTGGGCTGCTGCGGCAGGCGATGGACAATATCCTTTTAACGGAAATATTGATGAGGTAGGATTTTGGAACACAAATTTAACCTCAACACAGATAAGTGAGATATACAATAATGGAAAACCAAAAAATTTATTAAAACATTCAGCAAACCAAAATTTGGTTTCTTATTTCGGAATGGGAGATAAAGATACATTTGACGGAACAAATTGGACCTTAATAGATAAAAAAGGAACAAATAATGGGACAAGTGTAAATATGGAAGAAAGTGACCGTAAGCAAGACGTACCTGGTTAAAAATAATAATTTAATAAATAAGTTTTTTAGTTAATATTTATATAAAAAAATAATATAAATGAATAGTAAATTAGATTTTGAAGAATACTTTGATATTGAACTGGCAAATTCAGATGATTATGATAAAAATATTATTAATCGTACAACTCATATTGAAGATGATTTGGCAATATATTTTGATACAAATGATTCAAGGTGCTTCTCAGGTTTTAATAGTAATAATTTAACAACTCTTCTTTCTTTAAGTGCCTGGACTGGTGCCAATATTACAAATAATTTTACTCTTTATGATGTAGGATTAACAGGTATTGATAATGGTAGATTTAAATCATTAACAGGAGAAACTTTAAATATTAATACAGTAGATACAAAAATTCAATTATTTCAAATTACAGGGAAAACAGGTTCCACATCTTATAATATAACATCAGCAACAACAAACGGATATATATATATATCACTTTCAGGGGGTGGAGGTTTTCAAGGATTTTATAAATTAGCAGGATATGACCAGTATAATATTTTCCCAAATAGAACAGAACTTGGATGGTATGTAGAACAATGGATAAAATATTCTGGTGTTTCAAATAATACAAATTCTAATTTCTTTTTTTATATGGGAGCAAAACAAGAGAATAAATTTTGGAATATTTTCAGTGGCGAGACGGGCCTCACCACAACTTCTGGAATTTCTATAAGTCCTTCTGTAAGCGCCAATACAGATCTGGATTTAAATGGAAATTGTATTGGATTTAGGTTTTCTGGTTCATCTTTAGGTGTCCGTTGGCTAAGCGGTACAACCGATTGTAATAATAATATAACAGGAATCACAATGCAAGAATCATATTCAAAACATGGCATATTTGATAATTTTTCTGGAAATTCCGATTCAACAGATTGGATAAATATTGGAATAAGATTTAGAAGATATAATTTAATTGATGATTGTGCAATAAAAAGTGGAACAACCGCATATAAAGGAGATTTAACATTTTATTTAAATGCCAGGCCAATATATGAAGTTAAAAATTTTGAAGAACCAATATTTAAATCATTAAACACACATAAAACAAAACAGCAGGGTGTCCCATTTAATTTATCATGGGGTTTTGGAAGTATTGGTTTAAAGGAATCTCAAACTTTTTCTGGTCCAGATAATTCTGATTCTGGTTTAACAATATCAAATAATTTTGATGGAAATTTAACTGGCGGATTAAGTCAATTAAGATTTTATGTGAAACCCTTATCATTAGATAAAATCATTCATAATTTTGAGTTAGAAAAATCAAGATATAATCGTAATGAGAATTTCGGGTCAAGAGTTGTGAGAATAAATCGGGGGATATCCACATAAATGGAAAATTTGAAAGAACAAATATCCAGAATGAAAGAATTGATTAATTATAATATTAATTATGGATATATAAATGAAGAAATGCAGATTTCTGATGATTTTAATGAAGAAAATTTTATTTTAGAAAAAGAAAATAGAAGAGTTTATATAGATGTTGGAATTGATATACAAAATGAAAAAGAACATAAATCGTACTTAATTGTACTTTTTACTAATAAGCAAGGGTTTGAAGAACTAATGTTTTATTTCATGGTTTTAGATAAGAATGATCGAGCAGTTCCTGGATTAGAAACTATTTATGATAGAAAAATAGCAAATAAATATATTCCAGATGAATTAAAGGGAACTGGAAAACTTAAAGATAAAATAATAAAAATGACACAAAAATTATTAAATATGGAAAATCCAGCAAGATTTATTGTTCAAACATATGAGGATTATAAAGATGAAAAACAATTAGATTGGCATCAGCCAATAATTGATTTATTATTAAAAAATGGATATATGCTAAAAAATAAAGGATTAACTTATGATAAAAAAAATTACTACTGGGAATTTGTTCAAGCAACTAAAGAAACATTACCAGAAGGATATGAGCCAATTAAATGGAAACCAAGAGATAAAGAATTTTATGATAATATTCGTGGGATATCGGAATCTATTGCCAAAAATATAAGAGAAAGAAATAAAAAAATTATTTAACAATAAAAAATGAAAATAAGATTAACCGAAAGTCAATTAAGACAATTAATAGAGAATATTATTAAAGAGGAGGATAAAGAATTTTCAACTAAATTACTAAGTATTGATCCAATAACTGGTGAAAGGTCTTGGGATGTAAAATATAAAACAAATTTAAATACTATATATAAAGATATTGATGATATTGTAAATAAAATAGAAAAATTGGTTGTTAAAAATAGAAATGATTTGGAAGCAAAAGAATTATTGAAAATATCCAAATTATTGAGAAATAAATTTTCAAGGTATATATTAAAATAAAAATTATGCTATTTACAATTAGAAAAAACAGTACATTACCAATACTTAGAATGAAAATAATTGAAGATTCCAATGTTGATTATAATAAATTTATGACTATGTTAGAAAATAGTGCTATCACTTTTTCAATGAGAGATAAATTAACAGGAATTTATAAAATAGCCAATAAAAAAGGAAATATTGTTTTAAGGAAAAAAAGAGTTAATAATGCCCAACCAGATGAATATTATATTTATTATAAATGGGCAAAAAAAGATGTTGATAAAGCAGGTGTGTTCGAAGGACAGTTCTCAATTGATTTTGTTGGTTCAGAAACCGGGAATTTGGTTGTACCAATAAATGAAGAATTAATAATTCATGTTTTAGATTCTTTTACTTTAACAACAGTTACATCAGTTTAAAAAAATGAAAAAATAAGTAATTTTTCTAATATTTAAACTATTTATATAAAAAAATCTTGTCCTAAATATAGTATATGAATGGGACAAATAAATAATTTAATAAAATTAAAAAATATATTATGAGTAAAATTGAAGATATAGGTAATGAACAAAGACCTAAGAATACCAGTATTAATAAGGCGAATCAGAATAATGAATATGATTCAAATAATCCTGATGCCATTTCAGATGGAGATGAACCAGGAAAAGGGTTAAATAATGGTCAAGCTGGTGGAAAAACCGACATTAAAAGAAGAGAGGAATTAAAGAAAATTAATTTATTTTCTGGTGCCAATGAGTATCCTCTAGCGTAATAATGTAACTTTAGTCAATTATTGAGATAAATTGACGTTTGTTACATTTTATAAATATTTAAAAAATGATGCTATTAGAGGATATATTTAAGGAGATAATTACTGAAACGGTTGCTAGAGATAAAATAAATAGAGCAATTGATGAACGTGATGTTGTAACTATATATTATAATGATCCTTCTGATGAGGTGTTAAATGGATATAGACGATGTGAAATTTGGTGCTATGGGCGTAATCATTACAATAATGATGTTATTAGGGTATGGATATTACCAAAAAGTGTTTCAAAATCATACCCTCCAGGTAAACCATATGACCCGCTCACATTTAAACCTGGCTGGCGAATGATGAGGACTGACAGGATCAATAGTATTAGGCGCATAGGGTTGAAGATAAAACAACAAAGACCAAAATTTAATGCTCAAGATAAGGACATGCAAGTTGTATATAATTATATGAAAATATAATATTTTTTTATTATGGAAAAAACAAAAATATGTATTAAATGTAATATTGAGAAATCAGTAGAAGAGTTCTATATTGATAAAAAACTTAAAGATGGATATCGTAGTTATTGTAAGGTATGTGTAAAAGAAAGTAGTAAAAAATGGAAAGAAAATAATCCTGATAAAGTTAAAGAAATAAGTAAAAAAAGTAGTAAAAAATGGAAAGAAAATAATCCTGATAAAGTTAAAGAAAGTAAAAGAAAATATAGAGAAAATAATCCTGATAAAGTTAAAGAAAATAATAAAAAATGGAAAGAAAATAATCCTGATAAAGTTAAAGAAATAAGTAAAAAAAGTAGTAAAAAATGGAAAGAAAATAATCCTGAAAAAGTAAAAAAAATTAAAAAGATTTGGTATAAAAATAATCCTAAAAAAGTAAAAGAAAATCGTAAAAAATGGAAAGAAAATAATCCTGAAAAAGTAAAAGAAATAAATAAAAATTACATTAAAGGAAGAAAGAAAATTGATATCAACTTTAAAATATTAATAAATTTAAGGAGTAGATTAATACACGCATTAAGGGGAAAACTTAAAGCTGATACTACAAAAAAATTACTGGGCTGTTCAATTGAAATATTAAAACTACATTTGGAAAATCAATTTGATGATAATATGAACTGGGAAAATTATGGAATATATTGGGAGATTGATCATATTTTACCCTGCAGTTCGTTTGTTTTAACGGATGAAATAAATCAAGAAAAATGTTTTAATTGGGCAAACTTGCAACCATTAACCGTTAAAGATAATAGAGAAAAAAGTGATAAATTAAATTGGAAGAAAATGTAAAATATAAAAAATATTTAAAAAATGAAGTAGTTGAAGAATATGATAAAACAATAATTAAACAATAATAAACTATTTATAAAGACAACAAAAATTAAAAAAAATTAAATTATGGCAACAATACCAGTACCAATAGAACAATTAGCCCAAAGATTAAACATTGAAGCAATAAGAAAAATAACAGGAAAAGTAGAGAAAAAAGAAGTTAAAGATTTTAAAATAGATAATAAAACACTTTTAGAATCAATAAGGACAAGAAGAAAACCAATGAATGCATCAATCACAAAAATGCCAATAGCATTTTATGAAAATATGATGCCATCATTATCAGAAGAAAGAGAGCCACCTCAAGATAAATTTGAAACCATGAGATTAATCAATGAAAGATTAAGTAATAAAACCTATCCAACATCAGAACCAATTAATAATTATAATGGAAACGGAAACGGAAAACAACAACAATCTTTACCTATTTCAGAAGAAAGAATAAGAGAACTCATCAGAGAAGAAATATATAACGTATTAGAGAAAATAGTAAAAAAGGAAAATGAAAATAGATTAAATGAAGAGACTATTCAAATAAGGGTGGGGGAATCGTTATTCAGTGGTAAATTAACACCATTAATTAAATTAAATAAAAAATAAATAATTATGAATATAGAAAATTTAAATCAAAAAATTGAAGAAGGAATTAAAAAACTGGTCAAAGAGAGGGCTAAATCAAAAAGTCAAAGGAAGTTATTTGCTTTGGCAAAATCAGTAAAATCTGGTGAAACACTAAGAAGTGAAGTATCAAAAGATGTATTGGATATTGCAGATAAAGTATCTGGAAAAGAAATTGATAAATTTGCAAGTACAAAAGAAAAAGGATTACCAGAGAAAGTAAAAAAAGATAAAGTAGAAGAAACAAGTAATGACAATCTTGCACAGGCATATGGTGGAGACAGTAATTCTTGGCCATCTGGAACTGGGGAATGGAATAATTTAGAAGAAGAAAGTGAAATTCCAACATTAAATCTTGATGATGTTGATTTAACAGAAGATGACAAATAAAATTATAAAAATTAAAGAATCAGAACTAGTTCAATTATTAGTAGAAAGTTTAGGAGTTAATATTGATGTTGACATATTGTCAAAATTTTTAATAGATTATTTAAAAGATAAAAAATATGACCAACATATAATTAATAAGAATCAATTACTTGAACTAAATAAAGTTAATATAAATAAAATTATTATTGATTATAGTGATAAAAATCAGGTAGATTATTTTGATATTAAAAAATCAAGGAAAACAAATGATGGTGAAGTTCTTTATTTTCATTTTGACGATTTAAATCCTAATTCCATATATCATGAAATAAATCATGCATTGCAATTTTTTATTATGGGTAAAGAAAGAAATAAAGAACAATTAACATCAATAAAGGCATCAAGAATATCCAGAATTTTTATTGATAAAAATAATGAAGTAATTAAAAGATTTTCTGATTTAATATATAAATCTACCGAGCAAGAAATTAATTCAGAGGTATCTGGTTTATATGGTGAACTAATAACACATCTTAGAAATAAAGGATGGAAAAAAGGTCAATTTAAAAATGATGAACATTTTAAATTAATATTTGAACAATATGTTAATAATAGTGAAGCATATAATATTGCATTAAATATGATTAATTATAATATTTTTGAAGAGTTTGATATTAAAAATTTAATAGGTATTGATGATTATGATAAAAGAGTTTATTTCACTATCATGCAAGATGTGATTAAATCAAAACCTTTTTATAGTGGAATATTAGATTTGTTTAGATTATTTAAAGAATTATTGACATATAAATATAATCAAATGTTTAATGTGAATATTTTAACAGAAGAACAAGTTAATTCCTTAATGAAAAAATATCAATTATTTATTAATAAACAGGGAGAAAAATTAAAAAGAAAATTATTTAGACTATATTATTTATTTTTATAATTTAACTGATATTTATAATAAAATAAATTATGAAAAATAAAAAAATAATAAGATTAACAGAAAGTCAATTAAAATATTAGATAATGAAAACTAAAGATAAAAAACAAATAATAAAAGAGGAAGCAAGTCCAAGATATTTACCACAATTATCAGCCCCATTCACAGATATTGTTAATGGGTTGGAACAAGAAAATATTTCTTGGAGACCTGTAATTGTCAGAGTTGGACAACTTAAACCACTTCAAAATACGGTTGAAGTTTCAAAAATGAAAGATATTTCTCAAGAATTTAAAAACGCTGGTGAATATAATATGGATCCCGTTTTCATTTCTAATGATGACTATATTTTGGACGGTCACCATCGGACTGCTGGGCTTATTAATTCCCTTGGAAAAGATGCAAAAGTCAAATGTATAAGAATAGATTTGGATGAAAAAGAAGCAGTAAGAACAATGAATAAAATAGAGGACATATACGAATATAAACAAAAAAATAATAAAAATGTTAAAAGATTAAAAAAATCTGATTTGGAAGAATATGCAAAAAAAGTTATTGAGCAAAATTTGGAAGAAATTGATTTAAATGATGATGATACTATGAATCATGTTGATTTGTTAGATGAATATGTGGCTTATGCTGAAACCCATCATGAAGATGTAACTATTTACAATTTTATTGATTTTACTGATAGAGAGTATCCAGATATAGATCCAAAAATAGTACGTCTGGCAATGAAAGATGTGGAAATAATAGAAAGAGAAAATGAAGATAATCTTGGAAGAATTTCTGAAAATGATTTGGAAGAAGGTCCAAGAACCCATTCTTCTTTAAGAACACAAAGATTGAAATCTCAACCGGAAAAACAATATGCCAAATCACGCATAAGACCAGCAGAAAGAGATTTATCAGAAGAAAATATTGAACAAGAGAAAAATTATGTTGTAAGTGCATTTAATAGAAATACTAATCAAAGAGAAATTTTAAATAATCCATCAACAAGAGAAGAAGCGGAGGGATTTAAAAGAGATTATGGAAAAATGGGAATGGGAAAGTATAGTGATTTTCAAGTTGAACCAAGAGCAGTTTATGATGCCAAAATGGAAAGGCATAGAGGATTTGAAGATTTTTATTCATTAAATGAAAAAGATATTTCAGAAGACAAAATTAATAAATATTTAAAATTAAAGGAGAAATATGATATAAAAGGTTTACCTTCTGAAGAACTTGATTTGAATGAGCAAGAAAGATTTATGGAAGAATTTAATTTAGGTGATAATGAAGATAATGTAAATAATCCTGGAAGAAGTGATGAAATAAATAAAAAAAATACTGTAAGATTGTCAGAAATACAATTAAAAGAAATAGTTGAAAAATTAAAAAAAGAGTATGCAACCCCATCAGTACCTATTGCTAATGAAATGCCTTCTATGTAAAACTATATGATTAAAAAAATAAAATATTTTATTATTATATTTTTAATATTTTTATTTATTACTAATGGTTGTAGGGTAACTAAATCTGGATCTGGCCCAAAGTTCCCAGGGATTGAACAAAAAAATAAGTTTTAAGGCATTCATTACTATTTATCATTATAAAAGAAATAGTAAATGAAAAATTTATCCCAAAACTGGTTTTTTGATAGACCAATAGACCTTGAACATAAAACTTATGTTCTTCTTGATTACCTTCAACAAGTTAATAAATTTTATGAACAAAATAAGTTATATCCATATTTAAAGGAACTTATTTTTCATTATAACAATATTAATATTTTTTTAAATAATAAAGAAAATTTTAAAAATAAACTTAAAAAAGATTTAATAGAATTTGATTTTGATAATTATTTTTTAAAATATTGTGATTTGGAAGATATTAATGAATTAAAAGAGGTTGATAATATTTTGAATTATTCTTTTTCAAAACTTAAAGATTATATAGATCAAGGAAAAGAAATTTATAATTTTATTGAAAAAAATTTAATAATTGAACCTGTTGGTATTATCCCTATCAATAAACGAGAAGGTTATATACTTATAAAAAATGATAAAAATATTTATGTTTTTAAATATGATAATTTTGTTTTGAGAGAAGATAAAGATAACACTATTATTATAAAAACCGAATTTTATAAAATGTTTAATATTAAAATATTTGAAAAGGTAAAAGAAAAATTGTTGGAGATAAATAAAGAATTACCAAATCCAATGGTTTTTGGGATTGAATCAAAAATTAAATTTCCTTTAATGGAAAGTGTCTTACCTATTGTGAAAAGAAGAATGTTTAAATTATTGGATATTTAATTTTAAAAGTTAATAAGGGAATTATTTTCTCGTATCATAATGTTTATTAATTATTTTAAACGATCCATTTTTGTGTTTTATAACAACCCCTTCAAATGGTATTTCATCAATTTTTGTAATTACTGAAGAATAGTTTTCAATTAATTCTTTTGATAACATAACATTTTCTTTCAATAAAGGAACAATTTCAATGTCTAATTCCTTACAAACATCAATATAATAAAATTTTGATCCCTTATTTTCATATTTTTTTTCTTTTAAATTATAAACAGAAAAACATGCAAAGGATTTTTGTAATTTTGAATGTGGGTTATATTCTCCTTTTTGTATTCCTTGTCCATAACATTCACCCCTTAATGCTAAACTAACCTTATGTTTTTCACAAAAATTGATTAATTTATCTTTTATTTTTGGAATGTGCAAAGTATAATTATTTATTGATTCTGGTTTAATTTCAAGATTTCTTCCACAAACACCAAAAACTTTATCGTCAAAATTATAATAAAATGTACAACTTGTTCCATCAATTTTTAATGTAACATCAACAATTTCTAAAAAAGGTATATTTTCAATATTTTCGTAACGTTCTTCATCTGTTGGTCCAAGACCAAAAGGTAAATAACCTTTTGCTTGTAAATCTTGTGGTATTGGTGGTTCATATTTTATAACTCCAAGTTCTTTTGAATAATCTTTCCCCATTTCTAAATTTGATGGTAATAAATCTTTAATTAAATCAAGAGGAACAATAATCCCTTCTGACCACTCATTTCTTAATTTTATTGCCTTAACTCTTTTGGGGGAATATTTTTTATATGTTTCAGCCCATTTGGAATCCGGTAAAATTGTATCTGGCTGAATAAATATAATTTCATTTCCAGATTTATATTGTTCTTTTGGAATGATACATTGAAATCCAAGAACAGTTGCAATTTCCAATTTATCAGCATTTGGATGCTCTGATATTTTTTGAATTAGCTCAAGAGATGATAATTTTTTCATATTTAAATAATTATTTAAATTAGTCATTAAAAAATATTTTAACTAAAATTACAAAACAAACAACAATTAGAATAAGTTGAATTCCCATTAAAAAATATAATCCAAGACCCATTAAAATAAGTTCTTGCCAAAACCCCTCTGGTTGAAATAGTGTTCTTGTTAATAGATATAACCACGTTGGGATAAATGTTAACCCTATAGTTAATAGAGCAGTTCCTATTTTAATTAAGAAATTTGTTATTTTTTTCATTGTTTTTAATGTTTTAAGTTAATAAATTAATTTTTATTGTTTTAATTTCCTCAAATATTTTAAAAAATTCTTCTGGTTCTTGTAGGTCAAGATTTATTCCAAATGGAGTTCTTCTTAAATTTTCATATTTTATATGAATTAATAATTAATTATTTTCATATTCAACTAATTGTTCTCTATCATATAGTTCTTTCCAAATTTTCATATTGGTATCAATTCCCTGATATGTATTTGATACTATATTATGTCTGCCAAATACATATTTTTTCTTTTTATAATTTTTATAAACTTGATGTGGATTTTTTCTCATATATTTTGAAACTTTATTAGATAATTTATATTCAAATAAAATATTAAGTTTTTGTTCTTTATTTGTTAAATCTGGGACCAATTCAAATTTGTTTGAATGTATTTTATTAAAATGAATTAATATTCTTTTTATGGAGGATAACAAATCATTGAAACTAAATTTATCTACATGGTCTTTTTGGTCTGGATAAAGTTTAATCATAAAATCAGATAATGATTGTTTATTGGTTAAATCAGGTATGTTAATTTTTGTTTTCATTTTATTCATCGTTAAATTTTATATTTTTAATTACTTTATCCCATTTTTTAAAAAAACTTTCTTCTTTAATGTTTTCTTTTGATTTCTTTTTAGATTTTGAATTGTTTTTATTTTTTCTGACTATTACCTTAGTAGATTTGAGTTTTTTATTGATGAGCATTTTCAATTCAATAAGTTCTGCAATTGACATATTTTTGATTAAGTTTTCCATGATTTTTAAGGTTTTGACAGTTAATTATGACACAAAGGTAAGTAAAATAATTGATATATCCAAATAAAAAATGAATTATTTTTAAAAAAATATTGGATTTTTTCTATTTAAGATATATTTATATCATATAAGATAATAATATATTGAATATTTGATGAATAATTTTAAAAATTTGTATGAACAACTGGAGAGAATGGTTGATTTGATTAATTATAATAGTGGGGATTATATTGAAGAAGATAATGTTGCCATATTATATGAAGGATTAATAAGAACAGTTTCTTTAGGATTGGCAAAAGTAATGTTGAATAGATGGTATAAAACATATAATATCCCCGATTATCATGGCGAAGCACTTCAATATAGAAATGTAAATATAAGACAAGACGATACTTTAAGTATGTACATATTAGATGTGGTGGGTGATAAAGAGAAGATAGAAGATTTATTATCGTATATTAATAATTTAGGATATGAAGTTTCTTTAATTTTAACTAAAAAAATAAATGGTAATAAAAATGAAACAAAATTTACAAAAGATAATTTATATTCTTTTGCGGGCCAAAGTAATAATCTAGAATACATATATATTGTTTTGGAAGCAAAATTTGATTTAGAAATAGATGAAAAAGATTGGCCAGATAAGTTATATCATGTTACAAGACAAGATGTTTTACATAAAATAAAAAAAATAGGAATAACTCCACGAACAGAATCAAAAAAATCAACACATACAGAAAGAGTTTATTTTGCAAAAAATTATAATTCTGCTAAAATTATTTATCATCAATTTAAAAAAGATTATTCAAATCAGAAATTTGCCATATTAGAAATTAATCCAAAATTGGTTAATTATTTAAGATTATTTGACGATCCAAATTTTAAAGGATATGGTTATTATGGGTTGGTGAATGTGCCACCGGATGCAATAAAAATAGTAAAAGAAAATATATGAAAAATACACAATTTAATTTTAAATTACCCATTGAGTTGTATGATTATTTAAAACATATTTCAGAGAAAGAGTTTACAAATATGACCAGATATATAGTCCAACTTATTTTAGAAGATAAGAAAAAGAAAGTTAAAGATTTTATTGATTTAAATAAATAATATAAAATATACATAATCTTGTCGTAAATTTGGTATATATTTACGACAGAAAATAACATAAAATAATAATTATGATAAGACAAGAACAGGACAAAGAGAATGTTAAAAATATTGTTGCCAAAGATAAAAAAGGTGAAAAATTAACATTTGCCGAGAGAAATATTTTAAATATTTTTAATAAAAGAAATAAAAAAAGAAGAAAATAATTTTAATATTTACTTTTTTTAAAAATTAGTTATATTTAAAAAATATGGAAATACCAGAAACTACATTTATATATACTTTATCTGATCCAAGAAACAATAATGTAAGATATGTGGGTAAAACAGATAGGATTAATAAAAGATTGTGGTATCATATAACACCCACTAAACTAAATAAAAATACTCATAAGAATAATTGGATCAAGAAATTATTAAAGGAGAATATAAAACCAGATATTAAGGTTATTGATAAAGTTCCATATAAAGAATGGAAATATTGGGAAACATATTGGATTTCGCAAATGAAGTCATGGGGATTTAATCTAACCAATTCAACCAGTGGGGGTGATGGTTTCGGGTCTGGGAAAGACAATCCGATGTATGGGAAGAAAAGACCAGACTTATTAGCAATGAATAAAAGCGATAATCATCCAGCCAAAGGGGCAAAAAGAAGTGATGAATATAAAGAAAATTTAAGTAAAGTACAATCTAAAATATTATTTAAACAATATACTATAGACGGTGAATTTATAAAACAATGGAAAGGATTTACTAGAAGTGGCCTGGAGTTAAACATATGTGGTAGTGACATTGCTAGATGTTGTTATGGGGAAAGAAAAAGCGCAGGAGGATTTCAATGGTGTCTTATTGGGGATGAAGATAAAATAATTGAAAATTATGATCCTATTTTGTATAAATTAAAAAAAGTTATTCAATATGATTTAGAAGGAAGTTTCATAAAAGAATGGGATTCAATAATAGAAGCAAAGGAGAGATTAGGAAACCATGTTAATATTTGTGCTGTTGCATCTGGTAAGAGAGGAACTGCTGGTGGTTATCAATGGAGATATAAAGAAAATGATGATTTTTCTTTAAAAATAGAACCGATAAAATATAAAATAATTTCTAATAAAGCAAAACCAATAATACAGTATGATTTAAATGGCAATTTTATTAAAGAGTGGCCAAGTATAGAAAAGGCGCAAAAGGAACTTTATATTCATAGCAATTGCATCCGTGCAGTTTGTTATGGAAGATCTAAAACTATTGGCGGATTTATTTGGAAGTTTAAAGGGGATGAATTAAAATTAAAAGACCATGTAAACTTAAATTTTAAACCTATAGTACAATATGATTTAAAAGGTAATAAAATTAAAGAATGGAATTCTATTAAAGAGGCAGCAAATAAATTTGATGTTAGTCATTCTTGTATTAGTACTGCTATAAGTGGATATAGAGGAAAAAAGAACGCTGCTGGATTTGTTTGGAAGTTTAAAAATAAAATTTAAAAATATGAGTAAAAAAAATATAATGGTATTAAGGTCTGATAATTCGGGGGTTGGATTTTTTAGGTCGCTTCAACCGCATATAAATTTGGAAAAATTATACCCAGATGAGTTTCACTGCGAGATGTATACACCAAATGAAGTTAATTGGAATGATGATGATTTTCTAAAAAGATTTGATTTAATTCATTATCATAGAACAATGTGTGATTATGAACAAATGCCCCCATTACTAGATAAATTAAAAAAAATGGGAACTCATTCAATAATGGATTTGGATGACTTTTTTTTTTTCCACACAGATTTCATCCAATCTATCACGTAATTAAAGAAAGTAAACTTGGAGAAAAGATATTAAATAATGTTAAATCGGCAGAATACGTAACAACCACAACTCCTATTTTTGCAGATTTAATTAAACCACATAATAAAAATGTTTTTGTTTTACCTAATACAATAGATCCGACTATGGATCAATTTATCCCTAAAAATATAGAAAGAGAAAAAGTTGCTGTTGGATATCTTGCAGGTTCATGCTTAGATGATCAAACCGAAATATTAACAGAAAATGGTTGGAAATTATTTGAGAATTTAGAAAAAGAAACAGAAAAAGTAGTAACACTAAATCCAGAAACTAATGAAATAGAGTATCATTTACCAAAAAGATATATTAAAGAAAAATATAACGGTAAATTACATTACATTGAAAACAAAAATGTATGTTATGCTGTTACTCCAAATCATAATATGTATGCTTCAATACATAAACCAGGATTAAATAATAATATGTCACATAAAAAATTAAATTTACAATTAATTAAGTCAGAAAATCTTTTTGGTAAGTATTTTCATTGTAAAAAAGATGCTATTTGGAAAGGTGAAGAAAAAGAATATTTTGTATTACCTAAAATTGAATATATTATGTCTAATGGAAATAGTTCTAGAATTATTGTTTGTGAAGAAAGAAAATTTAAAATGGATGATTGGCTAAAATTTTTTGGTTTTTGGTTGGCCGAAGGGTGGATATCTAAAACTAAAAATTTATATCAAGTTGGTGTATCGCAAAAAAAAGATAATGATTATCTTAATATAATGAAAAAAATATTTAAAGAATTTGGATTTAATCCCCTATATAGTAACGATAAGATACAGTTAAGAGTAATAAATAAACAATTGTGGGCATATTTGAAACAATTTGGTGGAGCTAAGGAAAAATATATTCCAAAAGAAATATTAAAATTATCTACAAGGCAACTTAATATTTTATTAGATTGGTATATAAAGGGTGATGGGAATACATCAAGAGGTGATCAATATAAAAATAAATTTCAGAGAAAACATGCTTGGACGGTTTCAAAAAAATTGGCAGACGATTTAATGGAAATTTCACTAAAAACAGAAATTGCTGCATCTATTAAAAATAGAGGCAAAAGAAATTCTAGAATGTCAGATGGGAGAGAGATTAGTGCAACTACAGATTGTTATACAATAAGTTTTTATTCACATCCACTAGATAGTAAGAAAAATAAATTAACCCCACCAATTAGACCTGAACACCAAAAAGAAATTAAATATAGTGGGTATGTTTATTGTGTTGAAGTTGATAATCATTTAATATATGTGAGAAGAAAAAATAGTAAAAATACTGAAATGGGACTTTGGGTGGGTAATTCCCATTTGATCGATGTAGAAGAAATAAGGGGACTATTTCAAAGACTAAGAGTTGATGATACTTTGAAAAATAAATTTCAAGTAGCTTTATGCGGATTCGATTTGAGGGGGACACATACGGATGTTGATACAAGAACAGGAGAAAAAAGAACAAGAAATATAGAACCTAAAGAAACCAGCTGGTATCAATATGAACGCATTTTTACAGATGATTATAGAATGATTGAAGATAAAAAATATTTAGATTTTTTAATGAAATTTAAAAGAGAAGATTATCCAAATGAAGAAAATATGATTTATAGACGTGTCTGGACAAAGTTATTGAAAAAATATGCAACTAATTATAATTTAATGGATATTTCTCTTGCTCCCCTATCATTGAAAGGGAAAGAATTTAATTTAGCAAAAAGCCAGCTTAAATTAATTGAATCCTCTTTTCATAAGAAAGCTGTGATTTGCACATCTTATGCTCCAAAAATTGGTCCTTATGATATTGATGGGAGGCATGAAAAAAATTGTATATTAATTCCAGAGAGAAAAAATCATAAAGATTGGTTCAAATATGCAAAAAAACTAATTGAATCAAAAAATATGAGGGAGGACTTAGGAAATCAACTATATGAAGATTTTCATATAAAATATCATATAGATACTGATAGTAAATTAAGAAGAGAGTTTTATCTTTCAATTTTAAAATAAAAATTATTTTTTCTTTCCGCTATTGACAATTTAAATTATTTTATTTATTTTTGTTTTTGAATTATATTATTAATATAAATTAAAATTAAATATTATGAAAAAATTATTTTTTTTAATTATTATAGTTAGTTTATTGGGTTGTCAAAATAATGATATTATTATTGATGATAACAACAATGTGAATTATGAAATAATCGATACGTTTCGTATTTCAAGGAATGGATTTGATTATATAATGGGATATGAATTAATAATAAAAATAGATTCTTCTTATTATTCTTGTTATTATGATGGAGAAAGAATAACAACGATTTATAAAAAATTGAATATAAAAGAATTATGAATGAAAAAAAATTAAGAGAAAAAATAATTAATGAATATTTAGAATGGGTTGACAATTATAATTGTAATGGTAGTGATTATGATAGTAATGATCTACAAACACAAGAATTTGATTTTAATAGATTTTTAGATGATATTAAAAATATTAAAAATAATCCTTTATTATATGAATATATAAAACGACAATTTGTAAAAAATGGCTTTATTAATTTTAATATTGAAAGGTATGTTGTTAAAGTTCCTTATAACACATTAAGTAATGAATTAAAAACAGAAAAACATTATACCTACTTACCAAAAATACATAATAGTTTAATTGATGCTGAGAATTATGCAATAGATTTAAGTAAAAAAGATTATATTATGTTTGATCATATAAAATTTAATCCATACGTTATAGATATAATTTAAATTATGAAAAAAAATATAGAAGTATCTTACGAATTATTAAAAGAACTTAATAATATCCGATAATCTAAATTTAAATTATTTAAAAATTGATAAAATCATATTAAAAACTAATAATGATATATTTGAAGTTACTATTAATAAAAAGAAAAAATATAAAATATCTGTTGAACAAATAATTTATAACTCTAAACAATTTAAAAAATGAAAGTAAAAGAAACATCATCAAAATATGGGGCTGTTATTATAAATTGTAATTGTATCCACGAATTTCAAGATAGAACATATGGAAAGGGAAAGCGTGTTGCATCCTTATGTTCCAAGGGAAAAACTAAACGTTGTACTGTTTGTAATAAAGAACAATAAAATAATTAATTTAAAAATATAATAAAATTATGGCAAAGAAATTTTTAAAACAATTCACATTATCAAAAGAAAATTTTGATAAAAATCTTGATAAATTTAAAGAAATTCAAGAAAAATATAAACCATTCACTGAAGAATTATTGGAATATTTAACTGAAAATGGTTTTTTTTCTTGTCCAGCAACCACAACATTAACATTATATAATTGTTTTGAGGGGGGGTTGATAGATCACATTTTAAGAGTTGGAAAGTATGCAACACAATTAAATAAATTATTGCCTGTTGATTTACAACAAGAAATTAGTTCAATCATAAAAGTTGTTTTTAATCATTCAATAGGTAAAGTTGGACTATATGAGGATAATGATTCAAAATGGCATAAAGAAAATTTATCCCAATATTACAAATATAAAGAAAATCAAGAAGATGCTGCAATGAGAGTTAATGAAAAAAGTGCATATTTGGCTATGAATTATGGTGTGAAATTAACGGACTATGAATATCAGGCAACTTTAGGATGGGCCAAGCCAGATGAGGACAAACAGGCTAAATTTTTCTCTGACCCGTTAACTATTATATTAAAACAAGCAATTCAATTATCAATATTGGAAGAACAATTGATTTTTAATAAATTTCAGAATGAATAAAATTACATTTGAAGATAAATATGTGGATGAATTGATTGAGTTAAGGAAGAAAGCCAGAACAGATAAAGATTATAAGTTATCTGATGAAATCCGTGATTATCTGGATAGTAAATTAATTTTTATTTTTGATATACCTGATGGAGAACAAAATACTTGGTTTATGCCGGAAACATATTTTAAAAGAATGGAATGTGAGTATTTTAAAGATAAAGGAATAAGATTTGAAAATAAAAGAAAATATGTTGAATATAGAATTGAAGATGATAGAAAAACAGAAAAGAGTTTTGAATCCTGGCTATTTTCACAATTTAAATCAATGGGATATTCTGATGAATATTCAAAAGATGCCATTAAAATAATTTGGTTAAAATAAATAATTATGGGAAAATCAAAAGAGTTATTCATGGAACAAAGAGAAAATGAATTATTAGATGATGAAAAAGAACAAATTCCAATATTAAATATTGATGATATTGAAATTGAAGAAGATATAAAAGAAAATGGAAATAAAACTTAAAATTATGAAAAAAGTAAATATAATCAAAATAGATTGCGGAACTTTGTCAATTAATAAGACAAAAAAATTATTAAAAAGAATCTCTTTTTCTAGTGATATTATAAAGAATCAGAAATGGATTCCGGTTAAATTAAAATGAGCGATTTTAAAAAATAGAGAAAAATCAAATGACATTTAAAGAATATCAGGAAAAATCAAAAGAAACTGCAATATATCTGGACAGATTAAAAAGTAAATATCCAGATTTGCCAAAAGAAATATATAAAATATTATCCTTATCTTATCTGGGAAATGGATTGGGTGAAGTTGGAGAAATTCAAGGAAAAATTAAAAAAATAATAAGAGATAATGGTGGTTCAATAACTAAAGATATGAAAAAAGAAATATCTAAAGAATGTGGAGATTGCTTATGGTATTTAAGTCAATTAGCAACTGAGTTGGAATTAGATTTGGGGGAAATTGCAGGACAAAATTTAGAAAAATTAAATTCAAGAAAACAAAGAAATGTTCTTGGTGGTTCTGGAGATAATAGATAAAATGAAAATAATTATTAACCTAAAACTATAAAATTAAAAATTATGGAAAAAAACACTAAAAAACTTTATAGGATAACTTTAAATGGTATGACTTTTAATAGTACAGGGACCAGATATGGAATAAGCTATGTGGTTGCCGATGATTCTGATCAAGCATATAAAAAAGTTAAAAAATTTCTTGATGATAACGATATTGGGTTTTCAAACGAAAGAGGTCTTGATAAAATTGAGCTAATTGCTGAAGAGTATGAATATACCAATACACAATATATGTTATTTTTATAAGAATTAACTTAAAATATTATATAAATGACGTATAGAGGTAAAAATTATCATACCATTGAAGAATTAGAAGAAAGTATAGATGAGTTATTGGAAGAAAAATATTTAAGAAAACAAGATGATGAAAATAATAAAATATTATTAGATAAATTATCAGAGTTAATTAAAGAAATATATAATTCGTTTAAAGTAGAACTTGAAGATAAAGATAGTGATTTAAGTAAAGAGCGAATAATAAAAAATTTGATAAAATATATTGAAAATTTTTCAAGAGACAATAATTTTAGATTATGAAAAATAAAGCAAAAAAATATACTTCCCCTTTAATTCAAAAAATACTAAAAAGTATCCCACTAAAAACTAGAGTATTTACTATTCTTCAAATGGAAGATTATGATAACTGGGAAAACGGGGAATATAAAGGTAATAATAAAAGATTGATAAAATTAACTAAATGGATATTAGAAGACGTATTTCAATGGATTAAAGATGGAAAATCCGGAGGGGAAGATATAGATTTAACTAAATATGAAAAATAATCAAAAAAATGAAAATATATAAAGGACAGAAATTAAAACCCATTCATGATGAAACTGATTGGGAAGATTCTATTGCAGAAGTTGTTAGATATTCTAAAAAACAAAATAAATGGTATATTTTTGAAGATGGTAATTTCGGTAGATGGTGCGATGAAAAAACAATATTAAAAGAATATATAGAAATAAATGAAAAATAATAAAATTATGGATAAAGAATCAATTGAACCATTTCAAGATGTTAAATGTAAAAATTGTAATTGGGTGGGAAAAGAAAATGAATTAGAAGAATATACGTTTGATGATGATAGATATTCTGAATTTTATTGTCCAGAATGTGATACAAAATATAATTTTGATGAATAATAAAACAGGTAGAAAGAAATTACCAGATATTGAGAAAATGCCAAAAATAGGCATTTCTATTAGTAGAGAAAATTATGACCATCTTAAAAAAGAAGATGAATTACGTTCAAGAATTATTAATAGGTTATTAACAAAATATTTTAAAAATAAATATAAAAAAGTGTAACTTTTTCTTTTTTCTGACTATTTATATAGAAAAGAGATGAAAAAAATAAAATGGAATTATGAAACAGCAAAGAAAGAATCTTTAAAATATAAATCAAGAGGAGAATTTTATTATAATAAACAAGGAGCATATAAACGAGCGTTAATAAACGGATGGTTAAATGAGTTTTTTCCAAAAAAAATACCAGAAGGGTATGGAAAATGTAGTAATAAGGATTGTCAGTGTCCAGTGAAGTTGATTTCTGAATTTTATACGTTTAAAAATAAGAATGGCAAAATAAAAAGAAGGTCAGAGTGTAAAATATGTAGTAGGAAAAAAAGAACTGGAATACCAGAAGATCATAGAAAGTGTCTAATATGTAAAGAGATTAAATTGATAAGTGATTTTGATAGAAATAATGTAAAATGTAATAAATGTCATGAAAATAGTATTGATTATAGAATAATTGCTAATTTGAGGACAAGATTATGGCAGTTATTAAAAGAAAAAAACAAATGTGCAAGCACTATGGAGTTAATAGATTGTACTGTTGAATTTTTAAAACAATATTTGGAAAAATTTTTTTATGATGGTATGAGTTGGAAAAATTATGGAAAATATTGGCATGTTGATCATATTATTCCTTGTATATCATTTGATTTAACTGATCCTGAACAACAAAAAAAATGTTTTCATTGGACAAATTTACAACCATTAACTGTGAAACATAATATGGAAAAAGGTTCAAAGTTGAATTGGAGTAAATCTTAATTAATTATATTTTAAAATATGAAAGATAATAAAATTAAAATTTTAACAACAACATATAATAGCGGTAAATACTTTGATTTATGCATGAATTCAATATTATCTCAAAAATATAATAATTTTATATGGTGTATAATTGATGATTGTTCAATAGATAATACATTTGATAAAATACCTAATAAAAAAAATATTATTAAAATGAGAAATAATATTCATAATGGTGGAGCTTTGCCAAATCTTCATAATATGTATTTAAATTATTGTGAATCAGATGATATATCAATAGTATGCGATGGAGATGATTGGTTAGTAAATAAAAATGTTTTATCTTATATAAATGATTTTTATAATAAATATAACTGCATGATGATGTATGGTCAATGTAGGTGGTATAATCCAGAATCTCAATTTAAAAGATTTGAAGAAAAGGGTTTGGCATATCCAATATCTCAAGAACAATTTAAAAATTTAAGAAATAGTTTAAGTTGGCCATTCTCTCATATAAGAACATTTAGAGCAAAAGCATATCATGAAATTGAAAAACAAGACCCTAATTATGATTGTTTAAAAGATGAAAATGGGAAAATGTATACAATAGGCGCTGGTGATTTTGCTGTATTTCTTCCTGTTGCTGAAATTGTTGGATATGAAAATATAAAATACAATGACAAAGTTTTATATGTCTATAACAGAGAAACTAAATTAAATGAAGATAAAGTTTATTCTTTTGATTTACAAACTAAAAATCATTTGGAAGTAAATTCTAAACCTAAATTCAAACAAATATTTTAATTATGAAAAAATCTAAAAATAAAAAAAGTGAATATAGTAATAAAAGGGGCCCAAATTGTAAACAAATATTGTGTCCAGAAATTATAAAACAATATAACATTAATGCCGAAGAAGAATTGTTGAAAATTTTCTATTCAGAAATGAATGAATCAGAACAAGATTTTTATAAAAGAATAAAAGATACGCTTAACATAGAATCCTTTATGAAAGCAACTAATAATAATTTAGAAATGTTGTTTAATTATATGTATTCACCAACAATTGGAATTAGATTATCAAATATTGCTGTTGGTAAATTTATAAAAGATAATTATGATGATGATTTCTATTATAGACGAGAAGTGTTACGTTGTGAAGAATATAAAAAACATAAAAATTAAAAATGAAATAATTATGGAAGAAAAAAAATGGTTTATATCAAAAGATAGTGAAACACGATGGGTTAAAGTTTTTATAAACAAAAATATTAAATGGGATCATTGTGGTACGCATTTAGTTGTTTCTATGGATAGTGATTTAAATGAGGCACATAAATTAAATGATGTAAGGGTAGAATCGATAGATATTAAAAACTTTTTTAATACTAAAGAAGAATCACAAATGGAAATAATAAGGCGTGAAAGATTTGAAAAATAATTTATATAATGAAATGAAAAAATTTAAAACCATAGAAGAAGAATTGTCCAGAATGAAAGAATTATCTGGCATGAAGGAAGATCAAAAATTAATTGATAAATCTGGATTTGCAAGAATAAATAGAATGTTATGGGGAGGAGTTTCATCAATTAATTCTGTTGGAATATTAACAGCAGAAAATCCTCAAGGGCAACAGTTATCTCCAGAAGAAAATAATAAAAGAATGAAAGATTTAAAAACTGCTTTAGGGACTTATGGGTTTATTGATGTTAGAGGAAAATTTAGGACTAAAGAAGGTAATAATTTAATTGAAAATTCTCTTATTATTCCTAATTTACCTAAAGAAACATTACTCTGGTTACAAAAAAAATTTGAACAAGAATCTGTTATTTATGGAGAAAGAAAAGATAAAAATACATTTTTATTTGAATATATTAAAAACGGTAATATTGAAGATAAACAAGAAGTCATTTTATCAAAGATGGAAGGTAATGAAGAATATTATTCATATTTACCAAAAACCAGTAAAAAAGATGGAGAAAAAATAAAATATGAAAGAAGTTTCAGAATACCATTTTTTGATAAAGTTGGTTATAGAAATCCCACAGGTCAAGGAACGTGGGAAATAATTGAATATTATGGATTCCTGGGTATAAATTTAGATAATTTACCGAAAGATAATAAGGAAATTAATTTATTGTTAAATGAAATTAAAAAAAATGAGAAAGAATTGTTGATAGAAGGATTAATTCCAAAATATTATTGGGTAAGAAGAGGCATAATAAATAATTATATTAAAACAATAAAAGACATTATAGAACAAATTAATAATAGTTATTTTATTGATATTGAGAATTTACCAAAGGGTAATGAAAAAGTATTAAACATATTAAAGGAAATAAGAGAAAATAAAAAAGAGTTAATTATAAATAATTCACTTTCTGATGATTATATTGTTAGAAAATATAGAATAAAAGAATTAAAAAATGAATTGAAAGATTTGATTAAAGAAAATAAAATAGTTAAATTAACAGAAGAACAGTTGGAAGAAATAACAAAAGATCAAGAAGTATATAATTATTTTTTAACATATGATAAACCATTTATATATTCAAGCCCAGAAGTTCATTATAAAGAATCACTAAATAAGAGTAAAGAATTGTTTAATCATATTCCAAAAAATTTTAAAAAATTTTGTTTTGAGGAGTATGAAAGACAAAAAAATTAAATTATTATAAAAATGAAAGAAACAATAGAACAAAAAAAATATAGAATACTAAGAGTAAAATATGAAGAATTTATGAAAAATTATAAAAATGAACATGAATTGTGTCCTAACTGTGGTGCCAAAGAACATAGTAGTACTTTAGTTGGTTATGTATTTAATCATGATGAACCAGAAAAATATAGAGATTTAAATAGATGTCAATGTTTGAAATGTGGAAATATACATACGACTCATGAAAGAATAAAAAAAATATTAAATAATATAAATTAAAAAATAATAAGAATTTTTTTAAGTGTTTTTTCTTTTTCTAACTATTTATATAGAAAAAGAAAATTATGAAAAACACAAAAGAAAAACAACAATGGGAAGAATTAAAAAATATTATACAAGAGAAGAAAGAAAAGAAGCCAAAAGAAGATGGAATAAAACTTACTATTGGAAAAACAAAGAAAAACTCGATAAACAATCAAGAGAAAGATATTGGAGAAATAAAAAAAACAGAAGAAATAACGAAAGATAGATTATACCAAATATATAAAATAGAAAAGAAACAATTGAAAGAGATTGCTAGTTTTTTTAAAGTACCAATTTATACTATTAGAAATAGATTAATAAAATATGATATAATACCTAATAAAACCTATACCCATGTCAAGCCAAGAATTGGAGATAAATTTAATAGATGGAAAGTTATAGAGTATTGTGGTTATGAGGACGGTAATGAATATTGTTTATGTGAATGTGATTGTGGGACCATTAAAAAGGTAGAAATATGGACATTAAAGCATGGAATAACAAAAAGTTGTGGATGTTATCATGCTGAAATATTAAAAAAAATTAACTGGACGGGGTATAAAGAAATAAGTGGAAAATATTGGGGTTCACTACAATCATCTGGTAGGCGTAAACGTTTAGAATTTAATATTAATATAAAATATTGTTGGGGGTTATATATAAAACAAGATAGAAAATGTGCTTTAAGTGGATTACCCATAGAATTTGAAACATTAAAAAGACGAAAAAAAGATAAATTTATTGCCTCATTAGATAGAATCGACAGTAAAAAAGGATATATTGTTGGTAATGTTCAATGGGTCGTTAAAGAAATAAATTATATGAAAAGAATATTAACCGATGAAAAGTTTATATTTTTTTGTAAAAAAATAGCTAAAAATAATAAATAAAATAAAAGTAAAATAATTATGAAAAAAAATGTTAAATTAATAATATTCTCAAAGAATAGAGCATTACAATTATTTACTCTATTATCATCACTTGATAAAAACAGTACAATATTTAAAGATATTTATATTCTTTATAAATTTACAAATGAAGAATATAAACAAGGATATGATAAACTTAAAACTCAAACTTATGAAAATATTGACAAAGATAAATCAATATATTTTTATGAAGAAAATGAAGAAGGGTTTAAATCTAACCTAAATGAACTACTTCAATTAAATAGAGAAAAATATGATCATATTTGTTTTATGGTTGATGACCAGATAATGTACCAGAAACTTGAAAATGAAAATGAAATATTTGACTTAATAACAGATGATGTTTTTTGTTTTTCTTTAAGATTGGGACTAAATATTAAATATAGACATTTAACTGATAAATATTTTAATTTACTTAATTATGAGGAATCAGATAATGGAAAATTTATAAAATGGAATTGGAGAGAACAGGGACAACAATCAGATTTTGGATATTTTTTTTCTGTTGATTCGCATATTTTTAAATATAAAGATATTGAGAAATTAATTAAACCGTTAAATTATAATAATCCAAATACTTTTGAAGCATCAATGCATTTACAATATAATTTTCCAAAGAATTATATGTGTAGTTATAATAATTCAAAAACAGTTAGTTTACCTATTAACAGAGTGAATGATGTATTTTTAAATAGATTTGGGGTAAAAGTCAATATAACAGAAAAAGAATTAAATGATAGATTTTTAAATGGGGAAATAATTGATTATGAAAATATGCAATATGAAAATATTAATGCATGCCACGTTGAAATCCCTGTTTTATTTAAAAAAGAATTTGAACATGCATAATAAAAAAGTTGAAAAATATTGGCAAGATAATAAAGAAAAAATTTTAACACATTGGTTATTATATAAAAAATATGGTGATAGGGGTTTTTATGTAACATCAGAAAATATTGCTGAAATTGTTGATTTAATAGCTAACGGAGAAATTCATTTCAATGACTCAAAACTTTTATTAGAAGAATTAGATAAAGAAAGATTAAGAATAGTAAAATTTCATTATGATTGTATAGAAAAATTATATCCAAATTTATATAAAAAATAAGTGAGTAAAGAATATTATTATACAGAAAAAAGTCAAATTGGTAATTTATCTGAAATATATTTAGATTATTTTGGATATAAAACAAATGGTTATTTTGTTGAAGTGGGTGGATATGACGGAACCCAATACAGCAATACATATGGTTTGGCTAAAGTTTGGTGGCACGGACTTATTTTTGAACCGCAACCTTATATTTTTGATACTTGTGTTAAAAATTATAAAAATTATCCAAATATAAAAATAGAAAAATGTTGTATTGGAAGTTATGATGGAAATATTGATTTATATATTGGTGGCCCCTTAACTACCACTAGTAAAGAAATGGTTGAGGTATATAAGACATTAGATTTTTCAAAGGGATTATTCATTGGTGATATTTATCCTGTTAAATCTACAATTTATAAATTAGATAATATGTTAGAAAAATATAATTGGCCCATTAGTTTTGATGTCCTTGTTATTGATACTGAAGGAACAGAATTAGAAGTTTTAACAGGGTTTTCAATAGATAAATGGTTGCCAAGATTAGTGATAATAGAAATGGATATAAAAAATAAAAATGAATTTATCAGAATAAAAAGTGAAAAAATAAATGAAATTATGAAAGAAAATAAATATAAAAAAATTCATGAAGATTCAATTAATAGTATATTTGTTTTAAATTAAAAAATAGATTAATTTATTTAAGATGAAAAGAACACCATTAAAAATTTGTGATTCAGCATTCGCACACACTTTTACAAGTAGTTGGGATAATAAATCAAAATATATTGAATGGGTTAGAGATTTTGATAAAAATGCAGATAATGATTTAATATTTTTTACAGATCAAAATATATTTAATTTTTATAACTACCGATCAAAAATTAAAATTGGGTGGCTTATTGAGCCTGTCAGCGTAAACCCCTATTCTTATTCTTTTGTTCGAGAAAATTATCAAAAAGAAGGATTCTTCGATTATATATTAACTTATGATAAAGAATTAATAGAATTAAATAAAAATATTAATAGTGATATTTTCCAGTTTTTTTCTCATGGCGGTTCTTGGATAGAAGAAGAAGATTTTAAAATTTATGATAAAAATAAAATGGTATCGATAATTGCAAGCGGTAAAAACCAGACTAAAGGGCACCGCCTTAGACATAGCAGTATCGAATATTATAAACAAAAACTTGATGTGATGGGTCATGGATACAGAAGTATTGAAAGTAAAAAAGAAGGTTTATGTGATTATAGATATTCTGTTATTATTGAGAATATAAAACAAAATGATTATTTTACAGAAAAATTAATTGATTGTTTATCAACAGGAACAGTTTCCATATATTGGGGAACTGAAAATATTGGAAATTATTTTGATGAAAGGGGAATAATTAAATTTGACAATATATCTGAATTGGGGTATATATTAGATAATATTGTATCAGAAAAGGACTATTTATCAAGAATGGATGCAATTAAACATAATCTGGAAGAGTGCAAGAAATATAGAATCGCAGAAGATTATATATTTGAAAACTTTTTAGTTAAAAATAATTTAATATGAAAAATAAATGTGAACATTGTAATAGAAATGCAGATTATAAGGTGAGTTCATTTCATTCTACTTATGATTGTTTATTTAAACCAAATCAAAAAGACAGATTACCAACACCCGGTAAGGTTGAAATGGTAATAGGTTATTGTTGTGGTCATTGTTTGCCAGGGCCAAAAGAACCATATAAAACAGATTATTGTTATGTTTTTGTTGAAAAATTGTAGTACCTATTGACTATTTAAATTATTTTGTTTATTTTTGTATTATATGAAAGAACATAAAAGTTTTGAAGAATATGTTACTAGATTTAGAGAATTGGCAGGTCTTAAACCTGATGATAACCCAATTGATTTTTTACCAAAACAAATTCCTGCTGAAGAATATTTAACAGAAGATAAAATAAAAGAGTTAAATGAAAGTAGTTTAACTAGAATACGACAACATATATTAAATCACGATATTACAACAATAAGTGCATGGAGAGATAAAAATGAAAATTGTGTAGAATATAGAGAAGGTGCAGAGAGAAATAAAATTTTTACAAGAGAAGAAAAAAATGAAAGGAATTTGGAATTAAGTTCTGCATTATTGAAAAAGAGATATGGTGTTACATATATTAGAGGAATATCACAAGAAGGAAAACAGATAGTTCAGGAAAATAGTTATCTCGTTGTTAATTTAAATAATGATGAAAAATTTATTGATAATGTAAAGAAATTGGGGCAATATTATTGTCAGGATTCTGTACTAATAAAAGAAAAAAATAATGAAAATGCATATTTAATTGGAACAAATAATTTTCATAGATTGGGACTTAATAAAAAACAAATATTAGGTAAATTTCATCCAGGAATAGAAAATGAACTCATGTCAAAAATACATGGAAGGCCATTTTATTTTGGTGAGAATGTAGATAGAGAGGGGCCAATACAATTTGAAATATATGATGAATTTAGTATTGGTGCAAGACAAGCAGTTACAAAAACATCAGAAAAAATTTTAAATGAAATATTTAAAAAATGAAGAAATATAAAAGTTTTGAAGAATATGTTATTGATACTTTAAAATTGATAATTCCAATAACTACTGGATTTAAATCAAGTCAAATATCATATGTGTTTGATGGTAAGGTTAATTATTTTACATATTATAAAAATACTAATAAATTATGGATTAATTACAGAGAAATATATTGTGGATTTGTAGATGATCTTGGAATTTTTAGTATAGAGATATTTAGAAAAATAATAAGAAATAAAATAAAGGAATATTTAAAATTAAATAACAAAGTAAAAGTTTTAAGAAACTCAAATTTTTAATAAATAAAAATGAATAAATTTAAAACATTAAATGAAGAAATAGACAGAATAAAAGAATTATCTGGAATTGAGAAAAAAGAATCAACTCAATTAATTGATGAATCTGGATTTGCCAGAATAAATAGAATGTTATGGGGGGGAGTCCCATCAATTAATTCTGTTGGAATATTAACAGCAGAAAATCCCCAAGGGCAACAGTTATCTCCAGAAGAAAATAATAAAAGAATGAAAGATTTAAAAACTACTTTGGGGACTTATGGGTTTATTGATGTTAAGGGAAAATTTAGGACTAAAGAAGGTAATAATTTAATTGAAAATTCTCTTATTATTCCTAATTTACCCAAAGAAACATTATTCTGGTTACAAAAAAAATTTGAACAAGAATCTGTTATTTATGGGAAAAGAAAAGATAAAAATACATTTTTATTTGAATATATTAAAAACGGTAATACTGAAGATAAACAAGAGGTTATTTTATCAAAGATGGAAGGTAATGAAGAATATTATTCGTATTTACCAAAAACCAGTAAAAAAGATGGAGAAAAAATAAAATATGAAAGAAGTTTCAGAATACCATTTTTTGATAAAATTGGTTATAGAAAATCCACTAATCAAGGAACGTGGGAAATAACTGAACATTATGGATTTTTAGATATGAATTTAGAAGATTTACCAAAAGACAATAAAGAAATAAATTTATTATTAAATGAAATTAAAAAAAATGAGAAAGAATTATTGATAGAAGGATTAATTTCAAAATATTATTGGGTAAGGAGAGGTATAATAAATGAATCTATTAAGATAATAAAAGAAATTTTGGATCAACTTGAAAATGGATTTATTAATATTGATATTGATAATTTACCAAAAGGTAATGAGGAAGTATTAATATTATTAAAAAATATAAGAGAAAATAAAAAAAGATTGATTGTAAATGATTCATTATCCAATGATTATATTGGAAAAAAACATGAAATAAATGAATCAATCAGAAGATTAAAAGAACTTATAAAAGAAAATAAGATATTTAAATTAACAGAAGAACAATTGGAAGAAATAACAAAAGACCAGGAAATATATAATTATTTTTTGATAAATGATAAACCGTTTATCCATGCAACTGCCGAACAACATTATAATCAATCAAAAGAAAAAAGTTTGGAATTATTCAATCACATACCAAAAAATTTTAAACAATTTTGTTTTGAAGAATATGAACGTAATAAATAATATGAAATTTTAAAAAAATGAATAAATACAAAACATTAAATGAAGAAATAAATAGAATAAGAGAATTATCTGGATTAGATACAACTATTGAAGAAAGTTCACTTAGCAGAATATTTGAACATTTATCAAAACACGATATTGCCATGATGACAGCATTTAGAAAAGAAAATATAGACTGTCTTGATGAAGAAAAAAATACAAAAGGAATTATTACAAAAGAAGATAATTTAGTAAGAAATAAAAAATTACAAGTATCATTATTATCTTTAGATTATAGTGTTACTGCAATAGATGGTTCTGTAATAAAAAATTTTGGTAAAGAAAATGAAAGGGAATTTAAAGAAAATAGTTTTTTAGTTGTTAATTTATATGATGATGAAAAATTTATTAATAACATAATAAAACTTGGACAATATTTTTGTCAGGACAATGTTTTAATAAAAGAAAAGGAAAAAGAAAATGCTTATTTAATTGGAACTAACAATTCAAACGGTCCAGGATTAAATCAAAGATATGATTTGGGAAAATATAAACCAGGAATAGAATCACAATTTATGTCAAAAATAAAAGGAAGACCGTTTTATTTTGAACAATATGATAATTTTAATATTGGGGCCAAACTTATAATAACTAATGAATCTAAAGAGATTTTAGAAGAGATAGAAAAATATAATATTAATGATATAAAATTAAAAAAATTATGAAAAATAAAAAAATAGATGTTATTGAATTAACTGAATATCAACCTTCAGAATTTAATCCAAAACTCAAAGATTTTGAGATATTTGGAAAACACGGACTAATGAACGGAAGAATGCTTTCTGGGTCAAAATCAGGTTATCATGATAAGTACCCAGATCATTTAGTTATTTTTAATGCAAACATTGTTACAAAATCAAAGGGAAAAGTGATTTATGGTGATATTGATATTAATAAAGATATTGATACACTTAAAAAAATATCAGAAGAATTGGGAGAACATTTATATGTTTTATATGAAATGGATTGCAGGTTTGATACAGAGAAAGATGATATTAAAGAATTAATTAAAAATGCACTATGGTCAACAGATCCAGATTTTAAACCAAGTAGATTGGGTGAATATTGGACTTTTGATAAAAATGGAAAACCAAAAAGAAAAAAATAAATATTATGAAAATACAGACAAAAATAATGGTAAGAGATGTTGGGCATCCAGATTATGAAATTCAATTGGAATTGGATTTCTTATATGTACCCCCACAACAAATTAGTAAAAGAGTAACATTCAATCTTGAAGGTAAAGAATTTGCATTTTATAATATGGAAGATGTTTTTACCATTCATGGTATTACAAGATATGTATATTTTAGATGATAAATTGTATGAGATGGTTGAGAATATTTAAGTTTTTAAATTAAATTTATCAGATGAAAACAGAAACAATAATAATCGGGAAATTAACTTTGCAGATGTTAAAGGATATGGGCCCAGGTACTATATTTGCAAAAGGAGAAATATTAAATGAGGAATTGCCAACACCGATGGTATCACCATCTGAATATCCAAATTTAAAATTATGCTGGGTAGCAAAAAGAGGAGGATATTGGGATTGGACAATTTATATGGCTAAAGCAGAACAGGGATATGAATATGCTGAAACTAATGGAGACAAAACATATTCAGAAAATAATATACGTTTTCTTGTTCCTTGTGATGATGAAGCATTTAAAATGTTTAGAAAATAAAATTATTAAAACCAAAACAAATGTATCAAATAGTTGAAACTACGCATCAGCAGAAAATGACAATGTACATGAAATGTACAAAGAAAAAATTAGCAGAAATGTTGATTGCATGCAATGATGCATTAGATTTCCAAAATAAAAATAAAGAATTTCCAAATGAGCAATCCTATAAAACATTATCTGGATCATGTCATTGTTGCCCAGTATGTGATGGAAAAGGAATAGTTCCAAATGGATTTTATGCATCAGTATGTGGTTTTGGTACAACAACCTCAACTATCCCTGAAACATGCAGAAGTTGTAGTGGAAATGGATTTATTTAGGAATAAAAAATGTTAAATAGAAAAATAATTTCAAGTAAAAAAGATTGGGGAACACCGTTAAAGTATGTCAATGCGGTTAAAGAAGTTTTTGACAATATAATAGAGTTGGACCCATGTTCCAATGAATATAGTATTGTTAATGCAAAAAAAGAAATACAACCACCAGAAAATGGTTTAGCTATTGATTGGGATTATAAAACAATATATGTTAATCCTCCGTATGGTAGAGATAAAAATGTAAAGACAAATATTTCAGATTGGTTAAAAAAGTGTTCCGATAGTTATGAAAAATATAATAATGAGATATTGGCATTAATACCTGTATCAACAAATACAAAACATTGGAAAGAAAATATATTTAAAAGAGCAAATGGGATTTGTTTTTTAGAAGATACAAGATTGAAATTTTTAAATAAAGGAATAGAAGAAAAGAAAGGGGCACCGATATCATGTACAATGATTTATTGGGGGAATAATTATAATAAGTTTAAAGAGGTTTTTAGTAAATATGGGAAATGTTTTAAAATAATATTAAAATAATATTAAAAATGTATCATTGTTGTACTCTTTCAGATTATAATTATCTTTTAAAGGGATTGGTTTTATATGATTCTTTAGAAAAATATACTAAAGAAGATTTTGTTTTATATTATTTTTGTCTTGATAATGAAACATATAATAAATTAAACGAATTAAATTTAAAACATATTATTCCAATAAATTTAAAAGATTTAGAATATGATCATTTAGAATTACAAAACATTAAAAAACAAATAACATACCAAAATTATTGTTTTACTCTTTCTTCTTATTTTTGTTGGTATTTGTTAGAACATTGTATGTTACAAGATATATTATATATTGATAGTGACATAGTTTTTTATGATAGCTTAAAAAAGATATTTGATACTGTTAAGGATAAAAGTATAGGACTGATACGTCATCGTCATGTTTCCTATGGGCATTATGTGGGGTACTATAATGTAGGTATTATTTATTTTGATAATAAAGAAGGATTAAAATGCTGTGAATTTTGGAAAGATTTAATGTTGAACCCCAACAATGAGTATTCAAAAGAATACGGAACTTGTGGGGACCAGAAATATTTGGAATTATTTGAAAAAAAATTTGATGGAGTTAAGATTATTGATGAAAATGGGATAGGATATTTTGCGCCATACAATCTAGATTTATATTCGTATGAAAATTTTTCAATAAATGATAAAAAAATTATTTGGAATGGAAAAGAAGAAAAAATAATATTCAATCATTTTATTAAATTTAAACCAGATTTTGAAAATGATACCTATGTTCCAGTTGAAACATTGCAAGAATGGAATAAATTATCTAAAATTAAAGAGGTTGTTGAAATTTATAATGAATATTTTGAATTAAATAAAGAAATAAAAAATAGATGGTTGAACTGAATAAAATATATCATGGAGATTGCCTTGATATTATGAAAAATATTCCAGATGATTATATAGATTTAATCACTGTAGATCCGCCATGGGGAGTCAATTTTTGCCAATCCAGATTTTATAATGATGATAAACAAAATATTCTTAATATGCAAGAAATATGGCTAAAAGAAATGTATAGAGTTTTAAAAGATAATTGTCATTTATATTTATTTACTCCAACTTTGGAAATTGATTCATGGGTATATAATATTAAAAAAATATTTAATTTTAAAAACGTGATTGCATCACAAGTTTTTGTAAACAACAGATACAATAAAGATAATTTCGGATGGGACCTGCAATTAATATTATATGCATCTAAAAATAAACCCAAAAGATTTAATCAGGTAGATTGGATACCTGCCAGTGATTCGTGGATTAAAGATAAAAGAAATATTAGTCCAAAGAAATGGACATATAAATATCCATCTTTTATTTCAAATAAAATAATAAGGTCAAATTATAAAAACGGTTCTGTTAGAAAAAGACAACATCCGAATGAAAAAAATCATGAATTAATTGAAAAATTTATTTTAATGAGTTCAAATAAAGGAGATATTGTTTTAGATCCATTTGCTGGATGTTTTTCAACTTGTCTTGCTGCCAAAAATACAGGAAGAAATTATATTGGAATTGAATTAAATAAGGAATATTGTGAAATTGGAGAAAAAAGATTAAAATGAAACAAAATTTGATTGAAAAAATTGAACGACAATTACTAACTATCTGGTGGGAAGTGGGTAGTAAAACTCACCAGTGCATCGTAGAGCGGATCATCTTTGAGCGGTTCAGAATAGATGGATGGGACATGGATATAGAAGTAAATTTAAATTAAAAATCAATAAAAATGAAAACAATAACAGGTGATTTAATAAAGCAAGCAAACGAGTTTGATATAATTGTTCATGGCTGCAATTGTTTTTGCACGATGGGTGCCGGTATTGCCAAACAAATTAAAGATAATTTTAATGAAGCACACTTGGTTGATATTCAAACTCAATATGGGGATAAAAACAAATTAGGAACAATAACTTATACAAAAAATACTAAACCGATAATTGTTAACGCATATTCCCAATATAAATATACAAGAGATGAGGTGGATGTTGATTATGAAGCAATAAGAAGCTGTATGAAAGAAATTAAAAATAAATTTAGTGGAAAGAAAATAGGTATGCCATTAATTGGGTGCGGTTTGGCCGGTGGGGCCTGGTCAATTATTAGTGAGATTATAGAAGAAGAATTAGAAAATGAAGATATAACAATTGTTAAATGGGATAAAAATACTAAGATTTGATTGAAAAAATTAAAATACAATTACCAATTATTTGGTGGAAAACAGATAGCAATATATATGGCATTAAAATAAAAGATTCATCAGGAAAAATACATTATTTTAACAAAGATGGTACTTATGATGGTTGGTCAAGAGATGTGAATATTAATGAGAATTAAATTATAAAATATAAAAATGAAAATATTAAAAAGTGAATATATGTCCTGGGGGAATGATCCAGATCTTGGAGAGAAACTTATTGGCCATGGGTTAATTAAGAATAAACATTTACTATTTGAAGATTACTCTTACGTGTTCATTGCTCTTTCTCCCTTAATTAATAACCAAGGAATTTTTAAGACACAACAAATAATTGATGATATTTGTAAAGAAAATAACAATACAAAATTAATATTTGTTTGTCAGCATATATTTGTTGATAAAATAAACTGGCATAATAATATCGTATTTTCAACACATGTAATAAAAGATAATAAAAATATTATTCCAATACCGCATTATAGTGCAACATATAATAAAGCATTAATAAAAGAAGAAAGAGATATATTATTTAGTTTTGTGGGTCATTCTGGAACACATCCAATAAGAGAATATTTTGTTAAAAAATATCCAGACAAATGTTTTTCAACAGAAGGAGAATGGATGAGTAAAAAATATAAGAATAAATATATAGAATTGTTAGGAAAAAGTAAATTTAGTTTATGTATCCGTGGGACCGGTCCAAGTAGTCTCAGAATTTATGAAAGTTTATATATGGGGAGTGTACCTATTATTATTTCAGACGATTTAGTATTACCTTTGAGTAATATATTTAATTGGGATAGGGTTTCTGTTAGAATTAATGAAAATGAAATTGATAATTTGGAAGATATTTTATTTACATATTCAGATGAAGAAGTGAAAGAAATGTCAAAATTGGGTCAAAATTTTTGGGAAGAATATTGTTCTGACGTAAACTTGTATAAAACAATTATTGAAATTTTAAAGAATAAATAATGAATAAAAAAGAAATAAATTGGAATAAAATATTAACTCCTTTGGTTATTGACAAATTGACAATAGTTAGGAACACAATGAGATGGGAAGAATATAATATTGCCAGAGAGGTAACTAATAATTGGATGAAATTTATTAAAAGAAATTTTAAACCAAAAAATAAATAATTACTAAGGGGGGATTGATTATTTAGATTATTTTATTTATCTTTGTGATTAATTAACTGAATTATTAACTATTTAAAAAATAAAAATATGAAAAAACAATGAAAACAACAGCATTTAAATCAGAATATACTGGAGAGTTATTTGAAACAAAAAAGGAATATAATCTTCATATAAAAAAGTATAAAATACAAAAAAAAGAAGCAGAGAAGCAAAATTTATTTATTTTAAAATCAAAAGAAATGAGACAAATGCCACGCTTAACCGCAGTTTCAATAGAAGATTTTAGAGAAAAAGCATTTAATATTATAAACGTATTAAACGACAATAATCCAGATAAATTTTTAGGATTATTTATTGAGGCTAGGAATTTTGGTTGGGTAAGCGATACTCATTCTGCACCAATTGGTGGGGAACAAAATTTTTCACAAAATGATGATAAACCAAAAGGATATAATGGTTGGAATGGGCGAATAACTTTTATTCTTTCAGAAGAAAAAAATACAGGAGAAAATAGAAATAAAATTGAAAATCTTATACAAAGGTTTCCAGGAATAAATATTGGCTGTGGCGGATATGGAGGAAATGAATATGACGGAATAAAGGGATATGTTCTTTCTTATGAACTCAGATTATATCTTGACGATTTTCCTATATTAAAATCAAAATATAAAAAATATTTGAAATTACAAGATAATTATCAGCAATGGAATGAAAAAGTTAATAAGTTGTTTGAAGAAAAAAATAATTCTGATGAGGAAATGATTTCATATAAAAATGTAGAATCTGAATTATCTGACCAATTTCATAAAATAGAAAATAAATTAAATAATATTAGTAAATCAATAAATTTACGGCAACAAACAAATAACCAGCAAATTTTATCTGATAATCCTTTTGCTGAACTCGGAGATCTGGAAGACCTAGAAATTAAATTAAAAATTAAATAAAATGAAACTAAATTTAATCAGTACCAAAGAAATTTTGGAATTAGAAAAAGAAATCGGATATGAATTAGAAGTGAATGAACGCCCAACACATTCGGGATTGAGTCGATACTATGTAAGTTTCAAAGAAGGTGAAAGTATGGAAGGTGGTTGTTTGGTGGGGTATTCTGGAAACGGAAATACCATTGATGAGGCATTACAAGATTATTGTAAAAAAATTAGTTGCCGAAGAATGGCATTTGGTGCTTGTACAAATAGCCGAAAAGAAATTTTATTTCCAAAATTGGTTCATACAAAATTGCTCAGTCAATAATTGTGTGGTTGGGCTTGTTGTAATACAAAAATATGAAAAAAAATAAAAAACAATCTTTATTTTACAATGACATGATTTCCATAATGAAAAAAATATTAAAGGATTTATATGAAAATACAGAATATTGGGGGAAATCAGAATATGGAGTTGAGGGAATAATTAAACCAATAACAAATCAAGATAATGAAGAATGGTCAAATTATAATTTTATAAATACAAATACTTCAACAATATGGAAAGTTATTGACCCACATATGAAAGAATTATATGAAACTGGAAATTATAAGATAAATGGATGTTTGAATTTTCCTATTCCAAACAATAATAAAGGAATTGAAGAATTTAATGAAGATGAATATAATCCAAATAAGTATTGGTTTGAATTTATGTGGGAAATGAGAGAAGAATTATATGGATTAAATAGTAAAATAAAAGATGATATTATTTCAACAATTAATATAACAAGAGGAAAGGGAAATAGATTGGAAAATTATCTTGTTAAATCATTAAATGATTCTGAAATTACAAATGATGCAGAAATATCGGGTGGTGCAGGAAACCCATCAGATTTTAAAGGAATTGATGTTACTTTTACTTTAAACGGACAAAGAAAAGAAGCACAAGTAAAATCTCTTATTGATATAAGTGAAATTGAAAATGATTATTTGATTAAATCATTAATGTTAGATAAAATATATCCACAAGATATATTGATATTATCAAAAGAAATTGAACAAAATGAAATATATGAATTTTATATATTTAATAATCCAAAAGATGATATTAAAAACTTGGGAAATAACCAATATATGATTGATAAAACATATTTGTTATATGGGTTGAGATATGATAATGGAAAAGTTCAACATAAAAAAATAAATAATTTAATATTAAATTAAATGAATAACTTGAAAAAACAATTAACCAGTAAAAATTTATCAAAGATATTTGATAAGTATTTGAACTTTTTTTAAACTTTTTTAATTTATCGACTATTTATATAGAAACGATAAATTATGAAAGAAACAAATATTAAACAACAATGGGAAGAAAAAGAAAATACTTTACAGAAGAAGAACAACTCACAGCAAAGCGAGAAAGACAAATGCGGCATTATTGGAGAAATCAAAAACGACTTCAAAAAGAATCCAGAGAACGGTATTATAGAAAGAAAAAAGAAGATTTGCACTAAATGTAGAATTGAAAAATTATTATCAGAATTTAATAAACATTCTAGTACAAAAGATAAACGGCAATCGCAATGCAAAAGTTGTACAAAGAAAAGTAGTAAAAATTGGAGAAAAAATAATCCTGATAAGGTAAAAGAAAATTATAAGAATCGGAAAGAAAATGATCCAGAATATAATAAAAAATATTATTACAAAAATAAAGAAAAAGAAGTTAAAAGATCTTTAAAATGGCATAAAAATAATCCTGAAAAATCAAGAGAAAAAAGTAAAAAATGGCAAAATAATAATCCTGATAAGGTAAAAGAAATAAAAAAAAATTGGAGAAAAAATAACCCTGACAAGGTAAAAGAAGATAATAAGAATTGGAAAGAAAATAATAAAGATGCTATTTTAAAATATAATAATAATTATTTTAAACAGAGAAGAAAAACCGATCCATTATTTAAATTAAGTGGAAATATAAGAACTATGTTACATAAGTGTTTAAAATTAACTAATACAAAAAAAGAAAATCATACATTTGAAATATTAGGATATACCCCTGAAAAATTAAAACTAAGACTGGAAATGAATTTTACAGATAAAATGAATTGGGACAACTATGGAACATATTGGGAGATTGATCATAAATTACCAATTGATTATTTAATAAAAAAAGGAATAACCGACCCAAAAATAATAAATGCTTTATTAAATTTGCAACCATTAACTTGTGAAAAAAATAGATCCAAAAAAAATAATTATGAAAAAAAATATAAAACAATTAAATAGTAAAAATATAAAAGAAATAATTGATAACTATCCTACGAGGTACAAAGAGGGGTTTATGGGGGCAGAAATAAATTCTTTTTTGGAAGAATATAATCTTGATAAAGAAAAATTTTATGAAAAATTAGGTATAAATACTGTCATGGTTATTGGTGGCGAGACAATTACATATCATTGCGATATTTACATTGCGTTAAACTGTTTAATAGGGAATAGGGAAAAAAATATACATGAATGGGATTAAAATAATTAAAAAATGAAATACACAGTTTTTAAAGAAGTTATTACAAAACTTCAAGAAGTTAATGATAAATGTCATAAATTATATGACCTGGGTGTTGATTTAACAAATTCTATTGAAAACGATTATAATGAAATAATAACACATATTTTACGTGCCCATTATGGGGAATTTGGTGAAGATTATATTTCCTGGTGGTTATATGAAGATGTTAAAAAAGTTCTTTATAATGATAAGGGAAAAATAATTAAACAGTTAAAAACCATTAAACAATTATGGGAATATGTTGAAGAATTAAGAAATTCAAAGGATTTTAAGGAATATGAGTTACCAAAGAAGATAACAGATGAAGAAAGAAATAATATTTTAAAAGAAATGTCTAAACAAATGTTTAAAAAATAAAGAAAAAATGATTGGCAAATATTTATAATTTATATGTTAAAAATAAAAAAATAAAAAACAATTTAAAAGATAGAATATATCCAGGGAATTCTGAATGGTATGAGTGGGTTATAGAGATAATGGAAAATGGTGGTACTTTGTGGGTTGCAGAAGCAAATATAAAATTAAATATAAGTAATGGCCAAATTTCTGGCGTTTGTAAAGGAAAAAATAATACTGCTGGGGGGTTTATTTGGAAATATAAAAAATAGAAATATGAGTGAAAAAATTAATAAGGATACCTGCTGGTATAATAAAAAATTTTTGTATAAAAAAATGAATGATTCCATAAAAAACCATCAACCATTGATTGAAATAGAACATGGTAAAGTCCTTATAGAATTGATAAATATGATTGATAATTATGGTTTAAAATTTATTGATGTTGGAACTGGGGGTGCGCTATCTAATACGATAGTTAAAAAATCAAAATTTTATGGTTGTGATTTATCTCATGTGATTGAAAATATAAGTAAACATAATTTTCCACACTTGGATTATATACCAGCAGATATTATAGAGGACGATTTATCATTTATCAAAGAATTTGATATTGTTTTATTAAATGCTATTATTGATATTATGGAATCTCCACTAGAAATCCTTGATAAGATTCTTAAAAATTGTAATAAATATGTTATAATTCACAGACAAGATATAACAAATATTCCTTTACTAGGGGGATTTATACTTACAAAACAGGAATCATATGGTGGCTTTACATATCATACAATATTAGAAAGAATAAAATTTTTAGAGATAATTAAAAATAATAATTTTTCAATTATAAAAGAATTAAATTCTGGATTGGGATTATTAGATAATTATAGTTTTTTGTTAAAAAAATAATATAAAATGAAAATTATTTAGATGGAATAAATAAAATTAAATTATTAGTTTCATATTTTCTATTATCTTTAATTTTATTAATTTGGTTTAAAAAATTATCAATATTCATAGTACTTTTCATTTTATTACAAATACCACAACAAGGAACACAATTTTCTATTGTATATCCTTTATTATTATCTTTTCTGTCAATTCCATTATAAATGTATTTACTATGTTCTATCCCATGTGTCGTTTTAGAATGATTATGTTTTATGTTTGATGGGCTTTCACCACAATAATAACAATTTGAAGATGTTAGTTTTTTAAATTTTTCTTCTGTGATACTAAATTTTAAATTTCTATTTTTGGCACTTTTTTTATAATTATTTAATAATCGTCTAAACCCAACTGCCCCCTTTTTATGTTTAAGATATCTTAAACAACCACAGGATTTTGTGTGTTGATTTACCAAATCAACACCAGATATGGTTTTGATAATACCACAATCGCATTGACATTCCCATATTGATTGATTATGTTTGTTACTATCTTCAATACTAGATAATACTGTTAGGCTCCCAAATTTTTGTCCTATTAAATTAAATCTATTATGCCCCATAATTTTTATTTATTTATATTTTTAAAATAAAATCCCTCACATTTATTTTGAAGATTACACAATGATAGTCATTGGAAAAGAATAAATGATATTGGGATTTTATTATGTTTATTTTTTAACTATCATATTATATAATCTTCATTATATAAATATCACATTAAATAGCAAAAGACCATTTACTTTGAAGTAATTTTTATTATATTTACATATTAGTTGAAAATTATGAAATTTATTGATTTACAAGCAGAATATGAGTATTTTAAAAAAGATATTGACAAAATTATATCAGAGGTATTAAATTCTGGTCAATATTTATTTGGAAAACAATTAGAACAATTAGAAATTAATTTTCCTAAATTATTTGGTAAAAAATATGGAGTTGCTGTTAAAAATTGTACTGATGCCATAATTCTTGTTTTAAAAAGAATTTATAAACCAGGAATGCCAATAATCCTGCCAAATTTTACTGCACATCCAGACGGGGTTGCTTGTAAAAATGTTACTTCAAATCTTTATTATGTTGATGTTGATTCTTCTTTTACCATTGACGTTAATAAGCTTCCTTCAGAAATTAAAAACGGAATTATTGTTCCAGTTCATTTGTTTGGGAATAATGCTAATTTATCTCTAATTGAAAAATATGCAAAAGAAAATAATCATATTATTATTGAGGATTGTGCCCAATCCACTGGATCAGGAAGTGGTTTAGATGGTGATTATTCTGTGTTTTCTTTTTATCCGACTAAACCCTTGAATTCGGCTGGTGATGGTGGAATGATTTTAACTGATAATAAGGAAGATATGGAATATTTCAAAAAAATAAGATTTTATGGTCAATATAATAATAAAGTAGAATTACAGGGGGGCGTGAATAGCAGAATGGATGAATTTCAATCAGCCATAATAAACGTAAAAATAAATAAATTTCAAAAATTAAATGATGTTAGAATATCTATTGCAAATAGATATAAAAAAATTGTAAAAGGGATGAAGATAAATGAATATGGGGTAGGACTTACAAGAAATCCAAAATGTGTTTATCATCAATTTCCTTTATTATTTAATAATAGAGATAAAATTATTAAAGAATTAAATAAAAAAGAAATTCCTTTTATGATACATTATCCATATCATGTATCTGAAATGGAACCATTAAAAGGGAAATATAATAAAGTTGATTATAGAGTTAATGATAAAATTATTTCTTTACCATGTCATCCATTTTTAAAAGAGATAGAAATTCAACAAATAGAAGAGTTTTTGGAAGAATTTAAACAGTATGAGGTTTAATTTTGTGTTCCTTAAATTTTTTTAATAAAAATAGGTATTTATAATAGAAATGAAAGACCAAATATCCAGAATGAAGGAATTAATAAATTATAATATTAATTATGGTTATATTAATGAAGAAATGATAACTTCTGATAATTTTAAAAATAATAATTTTATAAAACAAAAAGAAATTAGATCTGTTATATTAGAAGTTGGAATTGATCCAGAAAATGAAAAAGAATATAGAATAGTTTTAATATTATCTTTTACAAATAAAGGTGGGTATGAAGAACTTGTATTTGCCTTTTCATTATTAGATAAAGATAATCAGTTTGTAAAAGGAAAAGAAAGTATTTATAATAGAGAAGAAGTAAATAAATATTTACCAAAAGAATTACAAAAAAGTATTATTTTCTTTGGTAAACTAAAAGAAATGTTTAAAAAATTAATAACAATGGAAAAACCAATCAGATTCTTCATTGAAACATATGAAGATTATAAAAATGAAAAATTAATAAACGCATATGGGCCAATTATTGATTTAATATTGAAAAATGGATATATGTTAAAAGATAAAGGAATAACACATGATAAAAAGAAATATTTCTGGGAATTTATTCAAGCAACCAAACAAACACTGCCAGAAGGATATGAACCATTTGATATTTCAAAAGTTAAAAAAGATGACGCATATTGGCAACATAGAAAAGAACTTACAATGGAAGCAGTTAGACTGATGTTAGAGAGTGAGAAAAAAGTTATTTAAAATATATAATATGAAAAAACAATGTACTAAATGTAAAATTGAGAAACCATTAAGTGAGTTTTATAAAAATAAAAAAATGAACTTAGGGGTTAGATCTTGGTGTAAAGATTGTCATAAAGAAAGTAATAAAAAATGGAGGTTAAATAATCCAGAGAAAGTTAAAGAAATTAAAAAAAATTATAGGTTAAATAATCCAGAGAAAGTTAAAGAAATTAAAAAAAATTATAGGTTAAATAATCCAGATTATTATAAAAATTGGAAATTAAATAATCCAGATTATAAAAAAAATTATAAAAAAAATTATGATAAAGAAAGAAAGAAAACTGATCCATTATTTAAACTTTCTTGTAAAATAAGAGAGATGATTCATAGAGTTTTAAAATTGAGCGGGGAAAAGAAAAATGATTGCTCAATTAAATTAATTGGTTTTACCCAAAAACAATTAAAAGACCATCTTGAGAATAAATTTAAACCAGAAATGAACTGGGAAAATCATGGAACATATTGGGAAATTGATCATATAGTCCCAGTGAGTTGGTTTATTGAAAACAGTATAAAAAATCCTAAAATAATAAACTCCCTAACAAATTTACAACCTCTAACAGTTGAAGAAAATGGACAGAAAGGCGATAAATGCATTAATCAATATTTTAATTTAAATATTTAAATAAAGCTTATAAAATTTTTTATATTTTAAGTTAAGTAATTCAAGTTAATTAATCACAAAAATATGTATAATATTTGTAAAAATCAACCCTCTCCCGATGATTTTTTAAAAAATAATTAGGGGTTTACTGGGTATTGTAATAAAAACGGATATTCAATTTCAAAAAGATTAAGAGTTTTAATTAAAAAAGATATTGGAAAATTATGATTGATGAACTTAAAAATATAACAGATAAAGATGGCTCATTAACCCCTATTGAATTTAAAGATTTATCTTTTATTCCAAAAAGAATATTTTATGTTACCAATGTTCCAATAAATGAACTTAGGGGACAGCATGCTCATTTTGAAACCCAGCAATTATTAATATGTATTAAAGGGGTTATCGGAGTTAAATTACATGATGGCAACGCTTTAAAACAATATGTGATTAAAGAAGGTGAATCAATATTTGTTGATAAAATGATTTGGGATTCCCAATCGTTTTTAACAGGTAATGATATTTTATTGGTAATATGTAATACAGAATATGACAGAAAAGATTATATTGAAGATTTTGAAGAATTTAAAAAATTAAAAAATCAAATTTCCAATTCATAAAAATAAATTGAATCACCCTTATTATTTTCTTTATGTATTAAGCAATCGATATATGTTATGGAAGTACTATCATCCTTTTTAATAGTTTCAATATTTTCAATGTTAGTATGACCAACAATCTGATGATAATCTGGCAATGGATCTTTTGACGTTTCATTTTTGTCTGCCCAGAGAATACCACCAACATCCATAATTCCTCCTCTTGATGAGCCAACGTCAAATAAAGATTGTTTATTATATTGGTATAATCCATTTAATTGGTCAGCAATTGTTTCATTTTCTAAATCACACATAGATATTTGACGTTTTGCTGAATATTTATACCACTCTTCACTAATTCCAGCATGTGTCCATAGATAGTTATCTATTTGATAAGCAACTTGAAATAAATTTTTATTTTTTCTGAATATGTCTTGAAAATCCCATAGCATTTCTGGTCTAAACCCAGAACATCTTTGATTTGGATTTCCACTGATATATTGTTGGTCATGATTACCGATTAATAAAATTACTTTATCCATATTATCCTTTTTAAATTGGATAATATCCAATAAATTATGTTTCATAATAATATTGGAAACAGTAAAACTGTCAACATAATCCCCGATAAATATAATCTTATCGTAGTTATTTGGATTTATATTTTTCCAAATATCACTACCATGAAGATCGCCACAAGTAATACTTTTAATTTTATTTTTCATATTAATTTTTAATTTAACATTTATAAACAATATTTATTCTTTTATTTCTTTGTAATGTTTTTTTAAACATAAATTACAAATTTCAATTTGTTCTGGTACGTCATCAATCCACATTGTAATAATTCCACTTGTATTATGTTTATTACAATGACTACAATTTATTGTTCCCCATCCACCAACAATAACTTTTGGTTTATTGGATATTTGTTTTTCAGTTTTCATAATTTTTAAGTTTTTAAATTATTTAATAAAATTATAGTTTAAAAAATTCAGGTTCGTTTATTGCTTTTATTGTAAGTTTACTTCCAAGTTCTGTTAAACATTCATGATATGAATGTTCATAATGTAACCCCTCACTGTGCCCAAGTTCGTGTATGATAAGGTCCAACATTTCCTGTTTGATAATATCATTATTATCTGAATTCCATAAAGTTGAACTGATATGTGCAACATTAAATCTTAATTGATTTGATTGATTATTATAATCAGCTCTTACTGTTGCATCTGGAGAATCATAGAATGAAACCTTAATATTCAGATTGAGTATTTCATACGCAACTTTTATAGAGAAATCAGCAATTCTTTTTTGTTTTTCATTGGGAGTTACAGATTTTCCTTCTGCTATTCCTGTTTTAAACATTGATGATGTGCTTACAAGTAAATCATCATTTTTAACTGTCAGCCATTCTTCTTTGCTCATTTCAGATCCATAAACAACATTGAAATTATTACTTATGGCTTCGTCCATGCTTCTTTTATCCATTGGATTTGCTATAAGAGATTTTTCTCCATATCTTTTTGTTATAACTTCTTTCCTTGTTTCTTTTTGTGCTCTATCAGATGTAAATCCATCTCTGACCCATAGTGCACTACTTTGTTCTGGAGTTATTTCATTAATCATTTTGTTTAATACTTCACCATACAAAGTTTTTAAATATTTTGTATCTATTTTGTCTCTATCATTGGAAAGTGGTACTTTTTGTTGAACATCAATGGAATAATCACAATCTATTTCACAAACAGGAATGCCCATTTCATAAACATAAGGGCCAAGCAAACCTTTATGAATATGAACTTCAGTTTCTCTTGTAACTATTTTCATTTTATCATTTTCTTTTATTTCTGTTGGTAGTTTAGTAATAAAAGTTTTATAAGGATTTCTGTATGGTAGTTTTACTTTATAATCTTCTGCGTTAACATTTATTTTAATATTTTGTGGAACTAAAATATCTAAACAGTAATCTCTACATTCATTAAATTCATCTTTTGTCATATTTACAACAACATAAACTACACTTCCTTTTTCTCTCTTTTTTCTTAAAGTAGTTCTTTTCCCTTTTAACATATTAAATTCTATACCACCAGTTGTGGTAACAATTCGTGCATAATCAACCAAACAAAGAACCTGTTTTTCCCCAAAGTTGAATCTTCCTCTTTTCTTAATATCGGTTCTTTTGTATGTATCTTTAAATAAAGTATATGCATCTGATAAATCTCTAAAACCAGTGGGGGAATCATCTTGAACAGTTATATGTGCCTTTCCATATTGATGAGACATATCAATATTACAAGTGGTGATATTTTCGTCCATTGCATTTTGTAGCAATTCACGAATAATAAACCACTTAGGTTTTCCTTCTTGTAATTGTCTTAATCCCTTTACATCAACTTCAAAAATTTGATTTTTCATGGTTGTAAATATTAGTTAATAATTTGATTTCACACTACAAAAATAAGTAAAATAAATGACATTTCCAAATAAAAAATTAATTATTTTTAATCTACTGGTGAGAAAAAATCTGCATTATCAGATGCTTCACTTCTTAATAGATCAACATATTTTCTATCTTCA